ACTTGGAGGTTTAGCTGTTACAGATGATGAAGAAATAACTTCAGACATAACACCACAAGAAGGTGTTGAAACCATAACGGAGGATGTCCAATACGATGAAAAAGAATCTGGTGTTACACCATCTCAAATAACTTACGATGAAGATGCTACTCCATTTGAACGTTCATTGGCTTTTGTAAATAGAGATTTATTTACACGTGATGAAGAGCCAGTTGTAGATAGATTAAACTATCACTTCAATGATTATGGTTTTACATTTGAAGAATCTGGTGTGTTTGATAATGTAACAGTTACAGCTCCCAATGGAGCTACTGAAGAGTTTGCAATAGACTCATGGATTGTTGCAGACAACTCACAAGAGGCAAGAGCCCTAAGAGATTTTATTAGAAAGAACCAAGACTCTTCTATCATGCAGAGGATGTCAGAACAATACGATGCTTCTAAAAAAAAATACTTTAGTTCTCAAGCACGTATCAATGATATTAATTTAATTAGAAAAAGCTCTGCCGATTTAGTCAGAAGACAAAAAGCATTTTTTGAACGTAAACAAAAGCACGAACAAAATATGTTAAAGTTTTCTAATGCTCCTTCGAGTTATTATGATGATCCAGAATTTCAAGCAGCATACCAAGCTGAGATTGAAGAGGGTAGATATTTAAAACAACTTGAGAATAAACTAACTGATGAGTATAAAACTTTTTCTGACAACGCTAAAGATGTAGATATTGCAGTGGGAAACCATCTTCGTTTCAAACAAAATGAAGGAACAGCAGTAGGTACTTTTGTTGGTGGTATGTATGATAAGTTTATAGGATATTTTGATTCTGCTATAAGCACTTTAGGAGGAACAGGAATAGAGGCTTTTTACAAACTGGCTCAAGGTTTTTCTGGTAATGATTACGGTATGACTGATGAAGAATATAGACTTGAGTTTATCAGAGTTTATGAAGGTTATAAAGGAATTGATGTTCCAGATTATGCTAAAGAAAGTGAAGAGGGATTTGCACAATGGTTAGAAACTTTAAAAATAAAAGAAGAAAGAAAAAAAAGTAGAGAAGAAGAAGGTGATTTTGTTTTTACTACAATGGAAGAAGCCCAAAAATATGCTTTAGAAAATCAATTACAAGGCAATATATTTGATAGACATGTGGTATCAAAAAATGATACACGTTTAAGTAAACTTCCTAAAGGTGTTTATGATATAAGTAAAGGTGTTAGGTATGATTATGGCTCGTCTTCTATATTAGGAATAGATCAACCAAGAGTAAAATACAATGAACCACAAGTGTGGAGTATAGAAGAAGATGGTTGGGTAGATGCTCCAAGGGTATTTGGTGCGTTAAATGTTTTTGAAGAAATAGATTCTTTAGTAGGAGATCAAAAAATAAAAGCAAGAAAAAAAGATTTAAAATCTAAGTCAAGGGATCGTTTACAAAACTTAATTGGCGCTGGCGTTAGCGAAGAACGTATACAAGCACAAATGGATGACAGTATTATAGCTACTGGACTTTATGGAGCTGCTGAATCCCTTCCAGCTTTGATACCTATGATATATCAAGCAATAAAAAGAAAAGGCAAGGTCAAGGTTTCTAATAAAGACAAAAAGATGTTTCAAAGAATAGGTCAGTCAATTAAGAACTGGGCTACAGACGGATACCGCCAATCATCTTTAATAGCAATGTCTTTACTACATGCAGATAAACTTAACGAACAAATGGAAGCTAATCCAGAGTTTGAATGGGTAACTGAAGGAGAAAAGAAAGCAATAGTATTACCATTAGCAATAACATCTGGTATCTTAGAAACTTTAGGTTTTAGAAATTTACTTTCTGGAACATCTGGTACGCAGTTCATTCAAAGTATTACTACACAAGCATTAGCTAAACTACCTAAAGGAGCAACTCCAGCGATGTTTAGAAGAGCTGTAGTAAATATAATGGACAATAAAATGACAAGAGCAGTTGGACAGTCTGGTGTTTATAGATTTGGTAGTGCTGTTGTACCCGCGGCTCTTGCCGAAGCTGAGACTGGATTCTTGCAAGAACTTACAGATATAGAAGGAAAAAATATTTACAACGCCATTAAAGGTAAAGAGATGTTTAAGAATCCAGATCGTTGGTCTGCTGAATATTTCAAACAATTAGGACACGCTGCTGCTGCCGAAGCAGTAGGTGGTTTTGCTTTAGCAACTCCTGGTGGTATAATTAATGGTATTTATGGAAAAGATAATTCTATAATCATCGATGATGAAATGATAGAGTTGTTTGACTCAATGAAGAATGACGACACATTTGTCGAGGGTTACAAAACTAAATTAGATTTAGCAGTAGCTCAAGGTGAAATGAGTAAGGCAGAAGCTAAAAGTAAATTAGAACAATTTAATGTTTTACGTTCAGCTTCTATGGATTTAGATATGGCTACTGATTTGAGTAAATCTCAAAAGAAAGAAGCTCTTCAGTTAATCTTTAGAAAGAAAAGATTAGAAACTGAAATGGATGGGATGGATAAGGACCTTGGTTCTTATAAAGAAAAACAAACAGAGTTAGAGATAATTAAAATGCAATTAGGTGAGATTGGAAGTAAACAAGCTCAGAACCAAGCTAACCTAAAAAGAGAGCAAGAAGGTATACCACAAATGGTAACCGAAGAGGATGCAATAAATGAGCTTAAAAAAGAGGGTGTGGAAAATCCCACCCCAGAACAAATTAAAATAAAACAAGATGCCCTTCAAAAGTCAAGCACAACGAAAGTGGATGCACAAGAATCTACCGAAAGTGGCAGCCAGGTGGGAGAAAGCGTATCCGAATCTGAATCTTCCCAACAAAGTACGGAAGGGATCGACACGCAAACCGAGTCACCTGAAGTCCAGGATGAAACGCAAGAGGAAGTAAGTCAAGAAACCAAAGAAGATATAGATGCCTTCTTTGATGAAACGCAAGACACTAATGAAATTATTTCCCCTAACATAAGTAGAAATAAAGGAAAGCAAGTATCCGATGTGGATGCTAATTTGCAAACTACAATAATTAAAAACGCAAAGAAAGCTGCAAGTGCAATAAATAAATTATTTCCTAAAGTTAGAATAGTAATTCATGATAACTCAGAGTTATTTAAAAAAACCACAGGTAAAGAGGGACGTGGTTATTTTAATCCAGATACGGAAACCATACATATAAACATGCAAACAGCTTCTAAGTCTACTCCTTTTCATGAGGCTGTACACGCAATGGCTAATCAGTTAATAAAGACTGATGCCGCAGCAAATAAAGTGTTTGGTAGAATGTTAGTTAGTTTAAATAAAGTACTTCCAAAGGAAGGAAACTTACAACAAAGAATAAATTCTTTTACTCAACAGTATGAAAGCGAAGAGCAAAACGAAGAAGCAGTTTCAGAACTGTTTGGAATATTAGCTTCTGAATATAAGACGTTAACAAAGCCAACTAAAAATAAAGTAATTGATTTAATCAATAGATTCTTAAATAGAATTGGAGTACCAAGTCCATTCTCTGAACAACTTAGTAAATCAGATGAAGCAGTAATAGATTTCTTAAATACAGTAGCTGGAAAACTAAGAAGAGGTGAAGAGATATTACAAGAAGATGTTCAAATAATTGAAGATATAAATGCTGAAATGGATGAGATGGGGACATCACCGATCGGTAATCCAACTACAATAGTTGATGAAAGAAAAGAAGGTAAAGAACAAAAGGTTAGTTTCGATGGAACATATTCTAATTCATTAATTACTCCAGCAAGTGAATTAGATATCGATGCTTTAATTGAAGACATAGCTAAGAAAAAACAAAAGGTATGGTTCTGGATGGCTGATCAGTTAGGCATAGGAACAGTAGATGGAGTCTCAATAGATGGAGGACCAAGCTATGCTTTTGTTCCAGAACATCAACAAAAGAATATTATTTGGGCAAGTGGTATGAGTGAGTCTGCATTAGCAAAGAACTCAGAAGAAGCTGACTATATATTTATAGTGAGTGGTTCGCCTACTGCAAGTAAGTTAGCTAATAAAAAAGTTTATGATTTATTTATTTCTAAGTTAGGAAGTTTTGAAGAATTTAAAAATAGTGTAAGCAACTTTGCTAAACCTCCACTCAAAGTTATTAGAGAAACTTTAGCTAAGTATGATAGTTGGGATGCAATAAGAAATGCAAAATCAAACAAAGTTAGAAAACAATTCTTAGCTGGTATTGTTGCTTCAGAGCAAACACCTAACACTGAACTACATAAATTACTTAAAGACTCAGATGCTTTTGTAGATTTAGAATCTTTACGTGACGGTTTCTACAAAGACAATAATTTTAAAATGAATGATATTATGTTGGTTCTAAAACCAACAGGAGCAGGTCAACAATCTAATCATTCAACATATACAAATGATATATTAGGTGAGGTAGTTGGTGTTCCAAATAAATTAGTGAACGCATACTTTTTACTACCTGCATCAATGAAAGCTAAGTATGGAAAAGTATTAATGGGTGCTCAAGCATCACAAGTTATAGCTCCATACGGTAGTGGTATAAGAAACATAGAAAGTCAAAAGAAGAAGTCTAAGCCACAAACCGAAACAAGAAAGGGTAAAGAACAAAAAACAATAGATCAGCTCTTAGAACAAACACAAATGGATGTCAATGGGTTCTATAGTAAGTTTGCTGATATGAGATACTTACAGAAAGAGTTTGATGCTATATCTCCTGGTTATAAAGTTAAGAGAGCAAAAGTAAATCAGTACGGACAAGGTGGCGGTGTATATGTATTGAAACCAAGAGGTGGAATGTTGAAGCCTAAAGATCCATCAAGAAGAGGTAAATTCCAAAAGATGGATGCAGAAAATGAAGCAATGGATATTGTAATGAGAGGAAGAGAAGCTGGTTTCAAAGACTCTGCTATAAAATATTATTTAAGAAGAAGAGGATTCAAGGCTAAAGAAATTGCAGACGCATTGAAGTTTGACACTGATTTGTTTAATATATTTCCTAAAAGTTTTGCAAACGTAGAAGGTGGTTTAAAAAAAGGTGTAGCATTTATAAATAAATTGAATGATCACTATAAGAAGTTGGTAAAAGCTAACAATAGAAAAAGAAAAAATAAAAAAAGTAATGAGGATTTAGTCAATGAAACTATAGAGTTTATGTACACTACTCCAGAGTATAAAAACTTAGGAACAAAGGGCTCAAGAAAGACTGCACAACAACAAGCACTTGAAGTAGATTTGCTTAATTATTTATCTCCAGATACATCTGCCAGAAATGGACAACGTATTTTAAATTTAAATAAGAATATCAGAGAGATGAAGTGGAGTCAAAAAGAAGGTAAAAGAATTCAAAGAAAACTTAGACAATATATTCGAAGTGTTATACCAAGAGAACTTTACACAAAAAGCCAAGTCATTGCACTGATAGATAAAATCAATGCGGTCACTGAAGAAAATTTTGAAGCAGTTGTTAAGGAGGTTACAGATGTAGCAACTACAATTACTAATAAACAATTGAATAATAATATATTAGATATATTAAATAGAAGTTACGAGACTGTACAATCTGGTAGATTAAAAGGAACAAGTATTACTAAAGCAATTAAAGATAGAATTAATTCTATTCAGGAAAATATAATAGGTTATGTGCCTGGTAAGAAAGGAAGAAAAGGAACAATACAGTTACCAAAAGAGATTAGTCAAAACGAAATAGACGAAGTCAATTCAAAACTATTAGCTAAGATTGAGGCTTTAGAAAAAGAAACCATAAGTATAGGTGGTGTAAAAACTGAAGTCAATAGAACATTGACACCAGAAGAAGCACAAGAAGTGGCAGATTTAGGAATGGCAGTTGCTTACAACAACACTTTATCCATGGAACAAAACAATGGGAAGAAAACAAATGCATATGAACAAATTTTATTTGGCTTATCGCAACTTCAGTCAATGGGTATAACTGGTTTACAGTTAGAACTTTTAAGAGACTCCACCAAGTATATGAACAACACACTAAAAATGTTAAAAGAAATGGGTGTGTCTATTGATCCAGAACAAGAACTAAAAGATGAAGGTGTAACAAATATTACCCAAGGTGATATTCTGGCAAAATTTAGAGAGTTAAAAAATAAAATTAAAATAGACGCTACAAGAGGTAAAATAAAACCTATTAGTGTAACAAAAAGATTAGCACTTGGAGTAAAAGAAAATATCAAAGCTGCTGAAAGATATGTGTTTGGATCGGCAGAAGATTTAGCTGGTTTAATGGACAGAATATCCTTATCAACTGGGGAATTATTTGGAGGATTTTCGCAAGAGATGGTATCAAATGAAATAAGAAAGGCTTCAAGAATTTACAAAGGTAGAATGTTAAGACATGAATTAGGGTTCAGTATGAAGATGACTGAACTTTACGGAAAGAGATGGACTAAATTCAATAGAAGAAACAGTAATGTTACTGAAGCTATTGTTATCAGTCAAGCCAAGCAAGATATTTTAGAAAAAGAAGAAGCCAGAGTAAAGGCTGATAAGACTATGGAGTCTGGAGAAAAAGAAGTTTTACTTAATGCGATATATAAAGAGATGAATGAGAATACTAAAATGTTATCGCAAAACGAAATATTATATTTTAGAAACCAAGGGCTTGATCCGTCATTAGAAGGTTCTTTTGAAGCTACCTTCGAGCCTACTAATTTTAGTGGTGTATTGGCTTACTTAAATCAAGAGTTTAAAAAAACAAAAGATAATAAGTTCGGCAACAAAGGAGAATATGCTTCAAGAATTAAAGCTGAGTTAGAAGAAAAGTTGGATGATAAGTTAGTGACATTAGGTGATTGGATGGTACAAGAATTCTACCCAGCTCAGTACGAGCATTATAATAAAACATATCAAAAAGTTTACAGAGCCGACATGCCGTGGAATCAATACTATGCAGGTAGATTATATAGAGATGGCGAAGATATTACTGGTGTGGATTTATTAGCTTCTTCTGAAAATAAAACTTGGATTACTAATGTAAGTGCAGCCAGTACAAAATTCAGACAAGAAAACATTTCACCGATAAGACAAACAAATGCTGTGGATGCATTGTTAAATTACACCAGGGATATGGAATACTTTGCTGCTTATGCTATTCCTATCAGAGATATCAATAAAGTATTTAGTGATTCGGCAGTTAAAGAAGTTATTGCAGAAAGATTTGGTAACAATATAAATAAATATATAAACGATCAGATAACTAAGATTGCAAACAAAGGTGCTAAAAATCAAAAAGACGCAGGATTTATTAACTTCTTCAACAATACATTCTTACTTTCAAGGTTAGGTTTTAATCCAACTCTTATATTAAAACAGATGACTTCCTTTGTTACATATGGAAATGATATTGGATATGATAACTGGATTAAGTATGCAGCTATGAATCCAACAGAATGGAAAGCTGACTTAAGAGAAATAATGGATAATTCTGTCGTGTTACAAGATAGATACGGCAAACCTATCACACGTGTGATTGAGACATATCAAGATAGAAATTTCAAAGAAATGGATGCACAAAATAATATTGTGCAAAAAGTTTTTAATAGAGAAGTGCAAAATCAATTTGTAAATACTCTAATGTCATTCACGATGCTTGGTGATAAAGGTGCTATTATGTTAGGAGGTTTACCTAATTATAGATTTTATAAAGCTCAATACTTATCGGAAAATGAAAACGCTACGGAACAAGATGCAATTGATTATGCAATAAAAAGATTTGAGCAAGATACTTTAAGAACTCAGCAGTCTTACGATTTACAAGACAAGGATTATTTCCAAACTGGAAATGTATACCAAAGAGCATTTAATATGTTCTTAACAACTCCTAAACAGTATTTAAGAAGAGAGATAATTGCTGCACGTAATTTTTACAGAAAACTGAGAAGTGGAAATAAACAAGGTAAAGGAACATATTGGCAAAATTTAAGAACACTTATGGTTTATCACTTTATTATGCCAACCTTATTTAGATATGTAAGTTTAGGTGCTCCAGGTTTACTTAGAGACAGAAGAGATGATGATAAAGAAGAGTTAGTCTTAGCTGGTTTTATGGGTAACTTAAATGCATTATTTATTATTGGTGATTTATTAAATATTGCAAAAGATACTGCAACTGGTAAATATTGGGCGGCAACTCCTTCAAGTTTACCAGTGATTGAACAAGCTGCAAATATGAGTAGATTGTATAGTCAAGCTAATAAAACAAAAGATCCTATTAAAAAACAAGAGTATACAACAAGATTTTATTTAGAACTAACAACCTTAACTGGTATACCAGGACCTCAACTAAAAAGATTACTTGACAACTATATGGCATTAGCAGAAGGTCCAGAGGATATGGGTGATGCTATACTAAAACTATTTAGTTTCAGTGACTATATACAATCAGGACCTCAACAAAGAACTAAGAAACCAAAATCACCTAACTTAACCAGAAGAGAATTACAGAGATACTTCCCGGAAGAGTATGATCAAATGCTTAGAGAAGAGCAACAGTATGAATTAGAGTACGCAGATGAAATAAGAGAAGCTGAAGAGGAACAGGAAAGATTAGAAAGAGAGTACAGAAAAGAAATGGATGAATATTATTTTAACCAATGAAAATGAAGAGTTACGACATAGAAGATTTTGATGAGTACACTTGTATGTATAATAGCTATTTAGTGTTGACAGGTAAATCGTCTCATGAAGAACTACTTGAAAAAGATTTAGGTTGTGCTTTTATTTTTAATCCTACCAGAAAATATATTCCAATGGAGGATGATGTATATGATATTTTGATAGAGTATTTTAATTCAGTAGAGCAGTATGAAATCTGTAAAGAACTTAGAGATTCAAAAACGGTTGCAAAATTACTAATTAATTTCCAAAGTTTTTAGACATATTATATCTTTCCACTTCTAACTTATAGAAGTGCGTTGCCATCATGCCTACCACGTGTGAATCTGTAGGAAAAAAATATTTCCAACCCATAGAAGAACCTCTATTGATATAATAAAAAAAAGCCATACCTAATTTTTTTGTAGATTTTTTAAAAAATACTACGGCAGTTTGATCTGAAGTTGGTATAACTTCATAAACACTAAAAGTCTCAGCTTTATAGTTACCTTCTCGGTTTGGTTTTGAAAATCTTTTGGCTACTGTTTCTGCAAATTTATGAAGAGATACTACTAATGGTTTATTCATTTAAGTTGTTGTTGAAGTTGATATATCTTTTTTTTAATCTCTTGTGTTTGTGGATACTCGAGTTTTAATTTAATTATCTTTTTAATTATTTCTTTTGAGGTCATAACTCCATTAAACAATTTATAGCTGTATGCCCTCCAACCACGACACCACATCCAATTGCTTGTTTTTTAAAATTTTTAGCATAAGCAGCCGCATAAGTTTTTGCATCTACACCACACCCTACTTGCATTCCAAACACTCGAAACCTTTTACCGACAAACCATTGTACATATGCTTCAGTATGAATGTGACCGCACACGCTTGACATCATATTATTTTTAGCTTTTGTCTTTGCTTGACCTCCTTCACCATGCTCGTATAACACATTATCATACACTATAGTTTCAACCCAATTCCATTTAGGAGTGCCTAAGACATCGTTGTAGGATCGTATCCATGCCGAAGGTACACCCCCAGTCATCGCCTTACGAGAAGCCATACGATCATGATTTCCAATTAAAACATCAGCTTTTGGAAATGCATTATACCATTCCTTTACAAACTTCTTTGCCATTACTAATTCCGATCCAGGTGATAAGCCATCTGGATCAGGCTCATGATATGAGAAGGCGTGATTGTCCAGTATGTCACCAATAAAAATAACTTGATTACAGTTGTATTTAGCATAAACATCTTGGCAGTGTTCTAAATATCCATCTAAAACAAAGGGAGCATGTAAATCTCCTATGATTAAAATTCGTCTTTCTTTTTTATTTAAATTTTCAAACGCTTTACGTTTGTTACCAGAAAGCCTTGGTCTTATTTCGTCTATGTTATATTTCATCCGTGAGACTATGTATTAGTTCGGACATTAATTTACAAATGTTAGTTGCTTTTACTTTTGCTTTTTCATGATCTCTTTCCATCAAGTCTTCGTAGAGATCGTTAGTAAGGTTGTGAAGCCCGTTAGTCACATGATTTATGTGAGCTATCGTTTGTGTATCATCTGAAGAAACTCTATTAGTACGTTCAGAATTGTCAACCATTTTTTTTTACAGATTAATCCAATTTCTAAATGACTGTTTCCCGGCAGTTTCTTTAGATTTTTTAAATTGCTCTATGATTGACTTTTGCGATTGGACTTGTTTTTTAAGTCTCAATATTTCCAAATTTAGGAAATTTATTTCATTTTCCAAATTTTTTCGCACTAATTCAGGGGTTTGAGCCTCTTCTACGTCATCACCCAACCATTCTGCTATAATTTTTTGGTATTTTCTATCCAGCTCTTTATCATACTTCAACATAAAAGGTAACTCTTTTGTAGCGTGTATAATTGTGGCATGGTTTTTATCAAACACTCTGCCAATTGCTTGGTATGTCATAAATAAATGATTACGCATCAATGAATATAGAATAGCTCTTGCGTAAATAAATTTTGTTTTCCGAGAAATGGTGTTGATTTCTTCTATGTCAAACGTTGAGCAAACTATCTGGGTTAACGTAGTAAGGGTTTTCGTCATTGGTTTTAATATAATAATTCATATTCCTTAAATCTAAATACTCATCGGCACTGATTAAATCTATATCAGATAGACTCATAAGTAAACCAGGTATCTTTACTATTTCTACTGCAAAAAATACAGACTCACCTTCATACCTAACTACACCAGCTCTAATTTGAGTAATATTCTGGTTGTTAGGAACAACTTTTAAATATCTATCTAAATATTGTGCAATTTTAAATGCCAGAAATGGATTGCATGAATGAAAAAAATCCATGAAATCATCTTCCATGTCATAAAATTTATCCTCTGTATATTTCAGTCTTGATTCCATGATCTTTTAATTCTTCTATCCTATATTTTTGAAGGGCAGATACTTTACCACGGACTTTTTTAATCTCCGAAAATAAGACATTGGAGTCTCTCGGAATGCCAATAAGATCGGGTATACCGTTTTTATTTGTTTTGATAAGTTTGATAACATAGTATCCTTCATCCTCCAATTCTTTAATTCTTTTAGCTTGGATTTGTTGCTCAGTCATACTACAAATCTAATAAATCCCTACGAAAATGATTTAGGGTGTAGTCTTTTTTCTTAACTACAGCTTTATAAATTTGTTTTTCAATTCCGTTTCTTGAGAATATCCAATAAATTTTATTATACAATCTATTTTTAGTTGTCATTCTATCTCTGCTTTGCCAGTAAGAAGTCGCTGAGAAATCTATATTATAATAAACCAACGCCTGGGCAGCTTCCAAACTAATCCCCTCTCTTCCACTGACAATTTGCAGAGCAATATTTTTATCTGTTGAATTAAATTCTTCTAAAGTTGTACAAAGATTACCATTGTAAGACTCTTGAAGTGCTTCTAACTCAGCTTTAAACTTATAAAAGATAGCGATTTTTTTTCCTTTAAACTTATCATATATAAAATTTCCTTTGGCAGTGCAGAAAACTTGAGACTTACCACTTTCAAATTTTACTGTACCAGAATATAACTGATGAGATTTAGACATCAACTTTACTCCAGTGTCAGCAAGGATAACTTCATCTCTTCCTTGTATTACTCTATCTTTTTTTAGTCTTTTAATTAAATCTAATACTGAATCACACAAATCAACATAACATATTTCTTCTGTGGTTTCTACTTTGAACCCAGCTTCTTTTTGTGTATATGATATTGTATATGGTTTCATTTTATAAATAATATCTTCGAGCCCTCTACTGTAATCTTTATGTGGTATGCCACCAATTGGTTTTATTTGAACATCTACATAGTGATCACAAAATCTATAAAAGTTTTTGTAACGAGCAAATGGATTGTTAGGTATACCATATACTTGATGGTACATTTGACTGTAAGATTCTGGAGTAGGAGTTCCAGACAATAGAATTACATAACAATCATTATTGGATATTAAAGTTCTGACCTGCTTTGCTCTTTTACTTGCTTTAGGATATGCACCCAGACAATGTGCTTCGTCCAGGATTATCATGTCGTATCCTTTTAAAGGTATTTTATGAACCGACTCGTAATTAATAACGGTAATATTGTATGAAGGAGATAAAAGTTTGTAGTCTTTTTCTATACTACTTATGGCTTTCTTCTTAGTAAGAAACAAAAGATTAGATACAGGTAAGAGGTTACTCATACTCAAACTCGTAAGTGTCTTACCCGTTCTAACCTCAAGGGCAAGATACAAAAATTTATCTTTTTTAAGTATAGGTAAGCCTTCATTTACTATCTGTTGTTGATAATCTCTTAGCTTCATAAAATTGGTTTTATTCTTTTGGCTACGGCAGCCACAACATCTACAGTTACAGCATTACCACACATCTTATATCTTTGCGTATTACTTACTGGTTTTATCTCACCATCATAATCTCCTTCAAGTGTCCAGTCATCTGGAAATCCTTGAAGTCTTTCACATTCAACTGGTGTTAACCTTCTTACATCTCCAGTATTTATTTGATTTTTTTTAAGCATAGATAAATATTCTCCTGAAGAACCACCTCTACCAATAGCTTCAGTTAAAGTTCCACTGACCGAAGGATCAACATTTAATTTATCCATTTTGTTCTGTTGATTTTCGTTTAAACTATTTACAACTACACTATCTAATGGGTGTGTGGTGACTGCATTTGATATATCATCAGTTCGAGTCTCTAAACGTTTCACTCTGTTCTTGTCATTAGATGAAGTCCGAGGGTGTGTACGTAATGCACCAGAAACAATTAAAGGTGGCATAGTACTAATATCTTTCTCACTGTGCCTACGTGCTGATAGGCAAGGCGTGTCACCATTTTCTCTTATTCTTAAACCCTCATCATTTCTATAGTCGGCAGCCTTAACAATCTTAGGATCTTTATAATCCCTGGACAATAAAGCTGGTGAAGTATCTTTGAAGCCAAACTCTCTTGGTGAAAAATTACTTACTTGGGCGTGTCCTTCTGATACTGTTGTAGTCGTTTGTGGGCTGATTCTGAGAGGAAAAATTCCTTTCCAATTTCGTTTGGTTTTTGCAGAATATCCGACAAGGTACACTCTCTCTCTATTTTGGGGTAGTAGCCACGCTGTATTACACAATTGCCATTCAAGTCGATAGCCCCCAATGTTGGTAAAGGCTTGGAGGATTGACGCAAAATCTTCGCCAGAGTTTGAGCTGAACGTTCCTTTAACATTTTCCCAGATAAAAACTCTTGGTCTGCACTCATCAATGAGTCTAATGGCTTCAAGGATAAGGCTTGATCGTTGTCCTCCCATCCCTTGACGATTTCCAGCAACACTAAAGTCTTGGCAAGGGCTTCCAAAGGTGATAGCGTGTATTTTTGGTAGTTGTTCTCCTCGAACATCTGTAATTGATCCGACATATTTACTATTTTTAAAGTTATTTTTATATACTGCTATTGCGTGTTTATCTATTTCAGAATAATAAGATTTCACTTTGTATCCAGCTTTCTCTAAGCCCAAATGAAAACCTCCTATACCTGAAAACAAATCTAATACTGTTATGTTTTTCATAATTTAAAATTCAAAATCAGTTTGTAATTCTAATGCTTGTTTGTTTCTAAACCTTAACCACTTTCCAGGACCATCTCTTCCTTCTTCTGGTAAACAACCATATTCATATTCCGAATAAGCTAACAACCATTTATTAAATTTAGTTCTTGACACAGTCATTTTGGCCTTGGGTGCAAAGTCTGGATTCTCATCCACAAAGTCTAAATACAAATCGTTCTTGTATAATTTTTGACCGAGCACAAGTTTTTCATTTTTAGTTCCTCCTATTATTCCACACCACTCAATAAACTCATGACAACTTTCGGCAGATAATTGTCTAATTTTTAAGTTAACAAAGTCACTCTTAATTAATCCATGCTCTAAATACAATTGTAAACACTCAATCATATAGTTGTCAAACTGACACCATTCATCATCTGTCCACTCACCAAACATTAACTTACCAAACTCCTCTAACGGTGTAAAGTCTTTAGTATAGTAATGAGCCAACTCCAACTCCCACTTCCTTCTTTCAAATGAATTACCTTTTCCTTTAATAGCATAGTTTGTTGTTATAGATACTTTAGGACTTTTACTAAATGGAATCTTAATTGCATCTTTGTTTTTCTTTTCCAGGGTTAGACCTTCAGTTACAACACTAAATAATCTTTCAAAATCAAAATGTTTTTTTACATCGTCAAAACATAATATCTGAGTGTCGGCAGAAACTAATTGATATGCAAATGATTTCTCAAAGTTAAAAGACTTGCCATCAATTACAACCAGTTTCTTCATATGTGCCAAAGCATTCATATACAAACCCTTACCTGATCCACCTTGAGGAAAGTCTGAGATAACTTCATCATTCAATATTACTGCTGGACTATAAGATAAGTTCTTCCAACCATGCAATAGGTAACCTATTGTGGAACGCATAGACTTAACTCTACTTTCATTTTTTCCACAAATGTTTTCTATAAATGTTTTATAATCACACTCAATACTTTCACACTTGTCAAAGTCTCTATCAATTACATGATCCTTCCATACATAACCACCTATGTCCAGGTAGTCTATAATTTTAACTTCACCATATGTAATCTTTACAGCTCCGTTTCTATAATATAAGTAAGACGTGTTCTTATTGTCTTCAATAAAATAAACATCAATTGAAGATAAAAGAGTGAGAAACTCTTCTCTAAAATATCTTGTGTTTTCTGCAAAATAATTATATACACTTAAATCATCTATGTCTAATAAATAATTTAAAATAAAATCTTTTATTTCTTTTTCTGAAGTGTGATCAATTAAATTATTAGTCACCCTTACAAAAATATAATTCTTACTACCAACTGGATTAAATTTGTAGAATCCGTTTTCTTCTAAAAAGTGTTTGAATAATATATGTACAATCTTAATAGTTCCTTTCTCTGTCTTAGTCCAGAATTTATGATTTGATTGCTCTTCTTCGAGTCGGTTGATAACGTTTTCTACTACTCCGACCTCGATGTTCGACTCTGTTAATTGAGATCGGATTTCTTTTTTTGATACGCCACGCTTTAATTTGTGCTTTATTAAGTTTACCTTCTCTTCATCCTCATAATATTTCGTACCAAAATTTTGAACGTTTGCATATGCAGATTGTATTGTTCTTTTTATCTCAGCTTGTGTAAAGTTTCTTGACTTATAATTATTAAGAATATACTCTGCTAATGTTTGGTTTATTCCAAAATCATTAAAGGCAGATGCAAGTACATATGTATTATGATTTCGTTCACCTTCATTCATTGGATATTTTTTTTCCCACCACTTAACAAGTATCTCAACTATTTTATTTTCATCTGTGACCGGCAAAGTTGGAAGGTCCACATTTCTTATAACCTCCTGGTATTCTTGCTCTTCAACCTTATCCCATAAACTTGAAGTTTCATTAATATGTATTAATGGATCATAAGATTCATAACACACACGTGATAAATTTTTAGAAGTCTTGTCAAAATAATTTGAATTAAAATGTTTTTCTAAACTTTTAAAATAAGTTTTATGCATATCTGGGTTTCCAGGAATCTTTACAAGTGCTTTAATTCCGTTACCACTTGGTGAAATAAATGCACTATATACATAATTGTTTTTTGCTAATCGTTCTTTTTCTTGTAGCATTTCTTTGTTTGATGGGTAGCCATCAAAATCTAAACATATTAATCCACTATGCTCATTAATAGAATTATCATTACGCTTGGTAAATGTTCCAGAAAAACAAATAGCTGGTAAACTTTGTTTGTATTTACTTCTTTGGCTTTTGTCATTAGAACTTCTGATTTTTTTTACAAGATCTTTAGATGCACCCTCTTGTATTCTTTTTAAGATAACCTCCACCGGTCTGTAGAATGGTTGTGAAGTATCTTTGATGTCTTTGAATATTGTTATGTTCATTTTGTGTTTATTTTATTTAAGTTAATTTCTACTCAATACTCTGATTTTAAAGTATTTATTTTTTTTTGTGTTCAAAATGTTCAAAATAAGTATAATTATATATATAGAAAAAAATAAAATAAAATAAATTTTTATATAAACTTAAATCTTTGCCAAAATGAGCACAATGAACACAAAAGAATGGGGGCTAATGTAAGATGTGAATTCTCTCTGCCCCCAAACTAATGTGATGTTGGTTATTCACTTACGTGTTCATAGTTTTATTCTATTAGGAGATTTCGTAAAACGTCTATCCCAAACCTTCGATGAACCTATTAAGCTACTCGCACCAACATTTTAAAAGGGTAAATCAGGATCAACTGCTGCTACTGGAGTTTCCTCCACTGGAGCTGTATCTTCTGTTGTTTTGTTTTGTGGGTATTGAATTTGGCAACTCATATAACTCACGCCATCTTTAGACTTGTTTACCCAACAAGCCACCTCGATTTCTTTGCCTTCCAAATCCAAACCTCTCTTACCTTCTTTTGTAGGAGATTTGTAGTCTGGTTGATTATCTTTTTCTTTATAATCATTTTTAAATAGGACAAAGTTTCCAGGTTTTCTTACTTGATCACTCATAATATTACTTAATTTTAATTTTATGTTCCAAATGTTCAATAGTAGTCATGATAATTTCATCTTTATCAGCTCTACAATTGCAGATGCTTGGAACTTCCATCCACAATACGTTTGCATTCACTCGCATTCCAAACTTTTTACAGAGTTTGCTTATGAATGTAGTTATTAATGTCTTCAGTTTTTTCATCGCTAAAAAATTTATTATATATTTCGGTTGCTTTCTCTACTTTGTTTTGCCCACCTTTAATAAAGTCGGCAGAACAATCAAACATTCCTAATCGATTAGATGTTTTACAAATCACTATAAACAACATAGGTTTATTGAACATGCGTTGATAGATGTACGCCTGGGAATCATAATTCCAAGTCTTAGAGGAATACATAAATTTATCGATGTCAGAGCTGGTCTTAATATCAATAATATAATCTTTATGTATGATGTCAGCTTTACCTTTCCAAGCGTTACCCATTATTTGCGTAACCATAGGAACTTCAAACTGATTTCCCTCATCATATATTAAATCGTACAGCTCTAACCTACCTTGCATAACTCTCGCCATTTCTTGTATTTTATCTGCTTCTTTTTGAAGCAATAAAATATCTCCAGGCGAACATAATTCTTTGTATGCCTTTGTGGATCGTGAAGCAACATCAACTATTGTAAAGTCTTTTTGCTTCTCTGGTTCTAACATTAAAGTATGAAAGTAAGATCCTTCTAACATAGGTTTTGTCGTGAGTTGAGGTACTCTAAATTGAGTAGGATTTTTTAATAAGTATATAATATCTGAATTAGATAAATATTGTTTACCATAGTCACCATAGTATAACTTATCATCCTTTAATTTTTCAACTGCCTTATCAGTTGTATCTAACGCACTACTCATCTTTCAATGCGTTAGATATTGCCTTTTTTACTTGGGCTTTTATTTGATATTTTTGTTCCAACGCCTTGACAATCTTTTCTAATCCGTCAGCTTTGTTCTTAGCGATGTAACTTAAAACTCTTTCCCAATTAGGAGTATTAATTTCTAATACTATCTTTTCTTTTTCTGGCAACTTAGGAGCTGGAGATGTAACATTAACAATGTCTTCACCAACCCATAATTGTAAACCTAATCCATGCATAGCAATTGCTTTTGCAGTTGCTCTTTGAATTGTAGTGTTAACATCAAAAGACGTGACCTTTTCAACTCTGATTGGAGTGTTACGGAAATCAGTAATAGGTAGTTCATCAATATGCTCAACGCCATTAACAACTATACCAACACTAACCCAACACGTTTTACCATCGTCAAAATAATTAAGGATATCTCCGTTTTCGAAGTGTCTCTTATAAATTTTACGTTGTGATCCTGGGTATTCTACTTGCAAGAGTGTCCATGCAGTAGCCCACGAAAGATAGTCGAAGTTTCCCTTCTTCTCTATCTTACCTTTGATTTCAACTTTTGAAAGTTTCACAAAGGAATTTTCATTTGTTTTACTCATTTGTTTTGATTTTAGATTTAACTTGATTTAATTTTGATTTGTGGTCAGTATACTTTAACATAATACTTTCCCTACGATTTTTTAGATTCTGAATATGCTTATCATTTTTACGAGTGTTGACTTCGTTTTGAATTTTTTTTTCTATCAATTCTAATTTATGTTTACAATTAGATATTGCTAAATTAATAGTTCCAACTTTCCATCCACTCTCTAAAAATAGGTCCAGCTCATCATCGTCCAGGGGTTTAAAATAATCGCCACCTTTATTCATATTGAATATCTCTATATGCTCTTTGAATTTTTGCATTTTTACTCCAGCTCCAATTATGGAAATACCTTTAGACATAACATTTTTAATAGACTGCGTGTCTTTATATGCTTGTTCCCAAATGTCTGGAAGTGTATACTTTTTATAATTCAAGAGTTGTTTTTAATTCGTTATAAATTTCTTTAAATTCTGGATCTTGTCCCACTTGCTCACGTGCTTTTTTATATCCATATAAAATAGTAGAGTGAGAAACATCATATCCATATTCTTGAAGATAATGTTTTATGTAAGATACTCTTATTGGTCTCTCCATACATAGAAGGTAAAGCATTTGTCTTGCGTCAACTAAATGTCTACGCTTAGATTTTTCAAAAATGCTATCCAATTCTACGTGAAACTTTTTTGCAACCTTTGTTGCGTACTCGTCAAATATTGTTTTCTTCATTTAATTTTAGGTTTAGAGTCGATAATTCTTTTACGAATCACGTCCTTTTCTTTTTCTATTTGTACTTTTAATAATATAAGATATCCAATAAGATCCTTTAAAGTATCTTCAGAATCTGTTGGATTATCAAATCCAATTTTTTTTATTCTACTCAGCTTATCATCTATACGTGCCAAGATTCCTTCTTTTGCAGTTAGTTTACTAAAAATTTGTGGTGGATTGTTGGCAGTGTCGCCATAATCTTTATTCTTTTTTTTAAGCAAATCTGAGACTTCCAGGGTAACTGCATCAATAACTTCTATCGTTGATCTTGAGTTAGTTTTTTCAACTAATTTACCAAACTCACCATCCGTTGCAGTTGTAACCCACTCATATGATTTGTTTCTTTCAGTATCATAATAATATTTACTTTTCTCGTTTTTCATTGCGTTAAAATTAAATAAATTATACATATAAACAAACCACAGAAACTCATAAAAGCCATCTGCTCATTTGTTTTTTGTTGTTTAGGGCTTCGACCTTGATTCATAATACTATTTTTAAACGTTCTTCAGAAATTTTCTTTGACCTGGCACTTTCTGATTCATGCCACACTACAATATCATCATACAGATAATGTAAACCATAAGGATTAACTTTTGTCTTATCGGTTATTATTTTTACTTCAGTTGTTCTTAACATAAGTTTAAATTTTTGGGGGTGGTAACATTTAATATTAGGATGTCTTTCACCCATTAATTTTAGGTACTATTACCTTCCACCCCCTACCACCAAAACCCCACTATTTTCATAGTGAGGTCTTGGACAAACAAAACACACAATTATTACGAACCAATAAAGAGGGGTGGTTCTTCCCCATTTTTTCCCCAAGGGATTGTCTTGTCTTTGTCTTCTTCTTCTTCAGTATCTTTTGGTGGTTTACCAGAGCTGTCTGGCTTTGGGTTAGTCATAGATTCTAAAAATTTACTGAAAACCATACTATGATATTGCATCATTATGTCTTCATTTTCATTTTCATCTCTGTCTCTTGCGTTAAGTCGCCACTCTTCATTGTATGCCATATTATTTAATTTAAGTTTATTTAATTATTGTACAAATTTATATAATTTTATTGATAATTCCTAATCATTACTCCACGATCTCAAATTTTTTAGCACCCCTGGGAGCTAATTGTTCAGCTTTGAGAATCGCTTGGCGTGGACTGATGGCTTCAACTTCAACTCGGTCATAGTCGTAGCCACAATCTTCATCACCAATAAAATGTAGAAACCAAAATTCTACTATATATTTTTTGCGTTTAACGTTTGTTTCATTTATTATTTTCATGTTGTTATTATTTTAAAATGTGTCATATAAATAGACACGATTATACAATCTTTCTGTCGCTTCAATTACCTCATCACAAAGTTCTGATGGGATTTTACTCTTGTCATAATAGGACTTAATTCCTTGAGTCCCAGTCGAAGATCCACGTGGAGCTGGAGTATGACAAGGGCTTCCGTTCTTACACATTGGTCGTGAAATCCACATAGGATTATTATTCCAAATGTCTGTTGGTTTCATTCTTGTGTCACCATATTGGCAGTAAGTAACCCCATTTAATTTATGTTCTATTTCTGACCAGTGAGGAGATTTTCTCATTTTTCCACGTGGGTTTTCCACGTACCAAATTAGGTTTGGATTTTTCTTTTTATAGTACTCAATCAACTCCATAGTTTTCATTAGTAATTGAATACCTAATTTTGCATTGTCAGTTTTTGGTGTAAACACTTCACCTTTAATCCAATGTCTTCCAATTGAAGCAACACTGAAACTTTCACAAGGTGGTGATGCCCAAATCATATCCACTCTTTTGAACGGAACTTTCTTTGGATTGAACTCTAAAATGTCTACAACATAATCGGTGTTTGGGAACTCCTGGAAATCTGAGGAAAACACTTTGTGTCCTCTTGCTTCTGCCGATTTTCCTAAACTACGTGAACCACTGAATAGTTCTAAAATTTTCATATCTATTTAATTTAATTATTTTATATTTTTTAAGTGTTGATGCCAATAGTTAAGAATTTGTTGTATTTGTTCAATATCTTTTTTAAATTCTTGATCAACACCTCTTACTATTAGATTATCTATTAGTTCGTTTGTATGATAATCTAATTTTACTAAATCATCTTTTAAAAATTGTTTTAAAGTTTCTGTTATCATTTTATTTAATTTTAATTGTGCGAGGAATAGCCCTCTACCACCAAAACCCCCTAACAAATTAATGAGAGGAGGCGAGGGTGTTTAACGAATATCGTTAAGGACAAGGACAGAATGTCCAAATGCTTACATAAAATATAAGCCCTAATATTAAAAGGAATGCGATGTCGCAAAGTGCATCAGTCGGATTCTCTTTAATATACTTAATCATATCTTTCATAATTATGTGTTTTCGATTATTGATTCTATTTCTGTTTCTCTATCCAGAACTTCCCTTGCCAGAATCAGTAAGCAACGTAGTCCTTCTATTTCACTATCACTAATTGTTTCAATGTCAATTTCGTGATTGTCGATTGCTTCAACGCAATCACTTAAATCTCGTGCAGTATTTTGAAATCTGCAATAACTTAAATTTGCCATATTATTTATTTATTATGTTATCTATTTTTCTAATGAATTCAAATGGACTTGGTGGATTAGATGTTTGACAATCCCAACCATACTCTTTCAATTCATATCTGATTGCTTCTATTAAATCCATCTTTTCTTCTCCTGGATTTTCTTTATCCCTTAGCTTTCTATTGATAGCTTGTTGTTCTGCTATCACTTGCTTTGTTGTCCGTTTATATTTGGATCTATCCTCAGCTTTGAGTCGTATATTAATTTCAGAGATTAAATAATTACCTATGTCACCAGTCAAATCTGCGATGTAATCTGCGATGTATTCATTTGCATCGCATTGTTCGTGCAACTCTTCAAAACTATGAGGTAGTTGCTCTCGTTGGTCAGTAGGATAATCATCAAGGATTTCCGTGTATGCTTTATTCACAACTATATCAAGTTGTTCTTTAAGCGTTTCAATGTGTTTCATTTTATTATATTTTATATTAAACAATTACTCCCAAATCAATGGGAGTTTCGTAGGTGTTTAAACCTTTACTCATCAGATTGTTCTTTTTCAACAAAGTCAAACTTCTGTCTCAAATCACCTTCGTGACATTCAAGTGGAAATAGTTCCAACATCAAATCTTTTTCATCACCAAAGAACCATTGAGTTCCGTGTTCTTTACAATACTTTCTCTTTTGATTACCAATCCAAGAGTCTTTGTACAACTCTCTCGCTACATCCATTGAGATGTCTTTGTAAGGTGACTTCTCACATTTGTGATACAATTCACTCTTAGCATAATCACCAACCATAGTTATTGAATCACCAACCCATCTACCTATTAGAGATTTATGCGTTGGAGTTTCATCACCATCAATGTAGTGTCCTTCGGCAAGTAATAATCCGAGTCCTTGTAGAACTCCTTTGCCACTTGCAACTATCTCCCACATTTTTGCACCATTACCGAAAGTGTAAGGAGATAAATACTCTTTCTTGGTTTTGTTTACGACTTTAAAATATTGTCCCATAATTGTATTGTTTTTAATTATTATTAAGTTAATACGCACCGAAGTGCGTTTCATCCTTAAGGAATCATCAGTTAACTAAATCGTGTATGCTACATCCCATTCGTTGAATTTTTGGATTGCCATTGCACCACCATCATTTCCTTCATCATCGCATTGAGGAAACATAGTTGTACCATCTGACAAGTGAAATACAATTGGCGATTTGTTCCAACCTAATTCTGAACATTCAATTGGAGTTGCATATCTCACAGAAACAATTGTCTTTCCAACGAAATGTTGAAATTGTTTTGCGTGTTTAATGTGAGGTAGATTGTTACGTTCCTCTCTCGCTTTTGCTCTCGCATCCTTTCTGTCTTGATTGATTTTACGGATGAGTTTTACGCCTTGTTTATATGTGCCTTTACCGAATCTATATCCGTTATCTGTTAACACATACACTCCTCTTCCTACTCTTTCAAGTAGTTTTTCATACTCTACCCAGTTTTGAATATTGATTGCGTAGTAACCTTGTCTGAGCACGAATGTTTTGATGTCCTTGTTTTGAGCAATCCAAATTGCTTTTTGGATATCTCTACGAGTGAATTTTTGGAAACCGAAGTTTACTGATAATTGTTTGAATATTGTGTGTTTTATAGTTTTCATAATTATTAAATTTTAGAGTTAAGAATAAAGTTATTTAATTTGTACTTGTTGTAGGTATCAAGCATCATATAGAACTTGTAGAACAAAGTCGTTCCAGTTAAATTCGTTACGAATCTATTGTCTGACTCTTTTCTTGCATTAGTCAATTGTGACACTAATACATCCCACTTTGATTGTAGGTGGTTGGATAAACTTGTATCCTCACCCCAAACTAATTGGATGAAATCATAGTGAAAATTGTTAGCGTAATAATTGAATTTGATGATAGCTTCTGATTCAACGAATGCATAGTCATTTGCGTGTTTAACGCTTGTTTGATTTTGTGTTATTTCTAACGTGTTTTTTGTGTTCATTTTATTATTATTTAATTATTAATATAATGCTAATTTACGTATAATTTATCACATATGCAAACGCCTTCTCGTCAGATGACTATTTGCACTCCAAAAGCTGCGATTTTTCTCTTTGCTATTAACCTGGGGATCAGTGGATTATGTCATTACAAACACGTACATATTTTGAGGGTGAAACGTTTACTATTTGGTGGACTCGTTGAGGGGTTAAGAGATGTCTCTCTGTCTCTCTTTACTTTTATTGGGGGAAGGTATGTGGGGGAAGGTACATTTTAACGTACTATTCTACACATATAACAAACGATAAGAGCAATGCATATACATATCAAGAGGGAAGGCAAGGAGGATAGGTGTACCCCCTCCTAAATTCTGAAAAAATCTGCAAAAAAAATTTGGAAATGTTCTCGAAGGCGAAAAAAAAATCGATTTTAGTTTTAGGGGTGTGCAACGTATAACCCCCCATAACCCTCAACCCCAACATATCTGAAAAAAATTTATTATCTTTACAAAAAATAAAAACTATGGCACTAAAAAAAGCATTTCAAGTTAGCGATGGATTATACATCAAAGACGGCAGACTGGTAAACTATCAACTTGCACCAGGTAAGTCTGGTATTGAACAAGCTGCTATGTATAGACAGCAAATGAAAAAACAATACAAGATCGACTGTATAGCAGATGGTATCGAAAGAGCCAAGATGCGAATGGATGGTGACAAAGATATTTACGAGTTTTAAAACTTTCCCGATTGTTCTGTTTTGATCATGCGAAAAGAGGAGGTTCATGTTGAGCTTCCTTTTTTTTTGTAATTAATGTTTGTATCAAACACAGTTGTGTTTATTTTATTTAAAACGAACACAAGTTAAATAACTGATAATCAATACTTTATTTTATTTATGTTCAAAATGCTCATTTTAATAATAAAAAGAGTAGGGATAAATATATATATGTGTTAATAAATATATATATCTATATAAATAAAAAAAAACAAACATAACAAACACAAAGAGTAAATTATATTTTATATATTTGCTTAACTAATTTAAATTAATTTCACTATAATGTCACAAGGATATATACCAAAGAATCTCGACTTCGGTAAGGAAGGGCGAGAAAAATTAATTTCAGGAATCTCTAAAATTTCTAAAGCCGTAAAGAGTACACTCGGCCCACGCGGGAAAACTGTACTAATAGAATCCACAGATCACTTAGCGGGAATAACAATTACTAAAGACGGAGTCACAGTTGCACACTCGGTATACTTAGATGATGCCGTAGAAAACTTAGCAATCCAAATGATGAAGGATGCAGCACTTCGTACTGCCAATGTTGCGGGTGATGGAACGACTACTGCAATTGTGTTAACTGAAAACATTATTAAAGCTGGGGATAAAATTTTAAAACCAAAACATAATGTTACTGAAGTTATAAAACATATAAATAAATTAACCCAGGAAGTATTAGCGAAATTAAAAAAACAATCAAAGAAGATTACTAAGTCTCGACTATTAGATGTTGCTTCTATATCTGCCAACGGTGATAAAGAAATTGGTAAGATTATTTCTGATGCATACAACCGTGTTGGTCATAGTGGAATTGTTACTGTAGAAAAATCTATGAATGCCGAGACATACGCGGAAGTAACAAACGGAATTAGAATTGATAGAGGTTACACTTCAAACCTATTTATAAATAACCAACGTAAAGACGAATGTATATTGGAAGATGTGAAAGTATTAGTTTGTGATACTGAGATTAGTAACATACTACAAATCGAAAATGTTTTAAAACCAATCATTCAAAAAAACCAAAAGCTATTAATTATTGGAACGTGTTCCACTAATGTTATAAATACTTTAGCCGCGAATGTTATGCGAAACGGATTAAAGTTGTGTAACATCATCCCTCCTAACTTCGGATATAAACAACATGAACTAATGCAAGACATTGCAATATCTGTTGGAGCAAAATACTATTCAGAAAAAACTGGGGACGATTTAAGTTTAATACAACCATCTGATCTTGGATACGCAGATAAAATAATAGTAGGAAAGAACTCATCTGTTATTATCAAACACGCTGCACTAACTGAAGAGATTGATAATCGTATTCAAGAACTGAAGGAATACCAAAGTAATTGTACTGGACCAGCAGAGATTGAATTTATAAATCAAAGAATAGCAAGTTTAGCTGGAGCTATCGGTTGTATATATGTAGGTGGAAACTCTGACGTTGAACAAAAAGAAAAATTTGACCGAGTCGATGACTCGGTGTGTGCTGTTCGTTCAGCTCTTGAAGAAGGTATAATACCTGGGGGTGGATTAGCATTATGGAAAATAGCTGTTGACTTAGATGCAGATAGATCAGACAATGAAGATTACAATGCAGCAGTAGATATAATATGTGAAGCAATAAGATCACCACTGCACCAAATATTAATTAATGCAGGAAAAGATATTGAGTCAGTAACATTAAATTTAGGCGTAGGTCCTTACGGAACAAAGAACTACGGTTATGATGTTAAGAACGAAGAGTATGGAGATATGTTCAAAATGGGAATCATTGATCCATTAAAGGTTACAAAGAATGCACTTATTAATGCAGTTTCTGTAGCAACAACAATACTAAGCACTAACGCAATTGTTACACATGCACGTATTGGAAATAGAGAAGAAACTAAAAAATAAAAGTTATGCCAATTTACAATGAAATATTTTGTTCTTTCAGAAAAGAAAAAGAAAAAGAAGATGAGTACATAAAGTATTTAGAGTCCAGAGGATATAGAATAATTAAATACAAAGAAAAAAATGTCGTCTCCTAAATTAAAGCCAAGCACTAAAGAATACCAAAGAGATGCAAATGGTAGGATGATGCAGAAGTGGAGATGGAAACATTATACTATTGCCAGTACATCTACAGAAGAACTGGAAAAATATTATACTAACCCATCTTATAAAAGAAAAAAATCAGTTATAAAAAAAGAATTAGATAGAAGACATGCAGGCAATAGGTAAATACATAGTAATTAAAAAAATAAACGAAGAGTACAAAACGGATTCTGGACTTTTATTATCCAGTGCAGATGTTGAATCTTTTAGATACCACAAGGGTAAAGTAATTAATCCAGGTAATAGAGTTGAAGTAATTAAAGAAGGTGACACTATTTACTATGACAAATCATCTGGACATTCTATGCTAATAGAAGATGAAACATTTACAATAATAGAAGAAAGAAACGTAGTTATTGTTGTTTGATTTCTTGATTCATTTCTACAATCATATTCCTATAAACTTTATCCATATAGGAAGCATCGAATCTAAATAGGGGATTATTTGTTGAGGTCTCGGCAATCTCTTCACCATTTAATTTTTTATAAATAGTATTGATTACTCTTTTTCCTTTATACGTTAATTCATATAAAGTTGTTTCATTTCCTTTACGCTTTCTCCATACATGTATCCAATCTTCTTTTAGTAAATAATTAAATCTTTTTATATCCCAAGACATTAATTCTTCATAATGTTTGAATTGGCTTTTATTAAAAATTTGTTCACTGTATAGAAACAAAAGCATTTCAAGTTCTGGAGTGCCTAACTTGTATTTAGCTTTTACCCAGTACCTTATGACACGCCAGTATTTTAAATAATCGTGATTAGGTTTTGTGCGTGAGGTCCTTGATCGGTTTGTTACGCCTTTAAATTTCATTAGAATTAATTTGTATCTTTGTTACAAATATAACTTAAAATAAAAATATCATGCCGCAAGTAGGAAAGAAAAAGTTTTCGTATACAGCTAAAGGAAAAAAAGCTGCAAAAAGTTACGCTAAGAAAGTAGGTAAGAAAGTAAAATCTAAAAAATACTAATATGCCGACAATGACAAAAGCCGCTAAACGCAGGTTAAGCAAACTAAGAAAAAAAACTACAAAAGCAGCAGTTAAAGGTAAAGCTAATAAAGCTGCACGTTTATCCAAAAGAGCTGGTAAAATTATTAAGACTGGCAAGACAGGATCAGGTAGAGCTGTAGGTAAAGTTAAAAAAGCAGCCGCTAAAGTTAAAAAGAAAGTAGACAGAATCAAAGGAAGTAAGCTGGGCAAGATAGCCACGGCAGCCGCGTCTACATACAGTGCAATTAAAAAAGGCAGTGTAAGTAAAGCAGCTAAAGGAATACAGAATGTAGCTAAAGCAGTTACAGCAAAAAGAAGTTATCCAAAACGTAAAAAAAGATCATAATGCCAGGACATAAAACAAAAAAAGCAGTTCGTAAATTAAACGCAGCAAGTAGAAAATCTATGAAGGCTGACAAAAAAGATATTAAAAGAAATACATTAGCTTCACAGCTTAAAAAGAAACTTGGTGCAAAAAAATACGAGGTGCTCCGAACTAAAAAATTAAAAGGACTTTCTGTTTCTGACAGAAAGAAGGTTTCCGAAATTAATCGACTTTATAAATCTGCGGCAAGAAAAAGAGTTGCTGCTAAAAGAAAAATAAGTAAAGCAAGTAGAAAACTAAAAAAATAAAAAATTATGCCAAGATACGAAAGGTTAATGCGTAGAGCAGATAAAAAGTACGATCAAGCTAATAAGGCCAGAGGCAAAGGTAAGATCAAAAAAATGGAACGCAAACTTGATAAAGCCAGAAAACTTGAAGGCAAAGCAAGAGGTTGTTCTCGTAAGAACAGAATATACAGAGGCCGTAAGGTTGTAGGATGTGCAGTTAATCCATCTTCTGGAAGAGGAAGAAGAAGAAGAAGAAGAAACTAATGCCAGACAGAAAAAATAAATTGTTAAAGAAAAACGAAACTTTTGTTTCGGTTAATGCTTTAGGTAGAAAAAAGAAAGTAAGCAAATCCAAATCCAGAACCAAACCTTCTGGTGCAGGAAAAGTTAAGAGCATGGCTAAGATGAAAAGTCTTGGTCCTAAAAAGTTAAGCACTACTAAAAAAACTAAACCGAAAAAGAAAAAGGAAAGTATTATTAAAAAGGCTTTACGTAAAAGAAAAGAAAAAAGAGCCTATAAGAAAAAATTAGATTCTATACGTGGACAAAAACGTAGAGAGTTTGATGGCAGATGGAACTAAATAATAATATATTTTTATTATTATCTTTGTTCTTATTATTAATTAACAAATTTTAAATTATGAAAAAGCAAGGTTATAACTCACGTCTTGACGAATCATTAGGTGGAAGACATAAAGGAAAACACTCTCAATCTTTCAAAGATAGAAGAGACGAAAGCAAAGCAATGTCCAAGAAAAAATACGGACACGCATATGGTGCTGACAAAGGAATGTCTTACAGACACGTACAAAAGATTCATAAGCACAGTTTTAGAAAATAAGCTATGAGTTTTAAAAAAGTAGCAGCCAAAATTGCAAGAAAAGGAGGATACTCCAAAAAAGCAGCCTCAGCTATTTTAGCTTCGGCTTCAAGAAAAGCAAGTGCCAAGGCTAAAAGAAAAAACCCAAAACTCAAAAGAGTAAAGGGTAAGGCAAAAAGAAAGTAATTAAATTTAAATTAAATGGCAAAAAGCAAAAAAAAAGCAACACCTAAAAAAAAGGTAGTTGCAAAAAAAGAAAGTATAATAAAAGCAAAAAAGGAGAATAAGCCTACGGAAATAAAAGCGACACCTTCACATATTGAAATGCCGTATATTCCGAGAAGAATAGATAGGTTGCCTCCTGATTTAAATAAATTAAAAAAATAAATGGGAAAATTTTTTGTAAAGATAGGATATTGGATACAAAAAGCATGGTGTAAATTTCTATGCAAGTGGAACTTATTAGTATCCAAATTAATAGTAGATGTTAACGAATGCCCTGTGGCAGAATGTATTTGTAAAAAATGAAAAGAACCAGAGTTTCCAGAGGTTTCGGTGATACAGTAGAAAAATTCACGAAAGCAACTGGCATAAAAAAAGTTGTAGACAAAGTTACTAAAGGTAATTGCGGATGCAATGAACGTAGGGATTCACTCAATAGAATGTTTCCATACAAAAGATAAGAGATTTTTAACCCTCTAAATTAAAAAAAATGGCATACCCAAAAATAACCGTCAATACTGGATTAGCACTTGAAGTGATAGCCAGTGACACAATTCCAATTCCAGTCCCTGGATTACCAAACCTTACTGGACCTAACTCCGCAGACTCGGCAGGTAAATTAGTTGCAGTTGCAGCTGACTTTACTGGAGTGAGTATTGGGGATATAGTGTATAATACCGCAACAGGTTTTTCTGCTACAGTAACTGCTGTAGACAGTTCAACTATTCTTAGTCTTAGTGCAGACATATTTAAAAACGCACCCAATGATGTTTACTTAATCTTTATGGGAGGTCCAAATGGTTCTCAAAGAATTAATGGTTCTGAAGGGTGTTTATTATATGTAGGCTCTAATGATGCATCTACATTAAGAGTAGACGTAAAAGTAAAAACTGTAGCTGGAAGTATAATAACATTTAGTTCTTTTCCAGTAGGTGAGTATCTTCCTTTACAAATAACTCAATTATTTGCAACTGGAACAACTGACGTAGCCGATAATAACTGTATAGCAATCTGGTAAAATGGCACAAGAAATAGGACAAGACACAAAAGTTACATTAGATTTAAAAACAATCTCAATGATCGTAGGCTTTACTGTCTCCCTATGTAGTATGTATTTCGTACTTCAAGCTGACATTGCGAAAGCAATGGAAATGCCAAAACCAGAAGTTACTAAAACTGAGTTCACTTATAAGGATCAAATAATACGTGATGCTATTATGACAACTCAGGAAGATGTAAAAGAAATGAAAGAAACTCTAAGTAAATTAGAGGATCGGATTTTCGAAATAACAAAAGAACGATGAGACTATGGTTTATTATATTACTATTAATACCAACCCTTTCGTTTGCTCAATCATATAAAGACGGTATTGTTGTTGTACAATACTCTGCCGATTTCGTTAAGGCTAACGAAATAGATATTAGCAAATTAGAAGGAGCAGACTTATTACGTTTAGCTTTATCGGAACATCCTAAAATTTTTGAAAAGGAAAAAATAAAATTTTTACCTACTGTTTGTTTATATCAAAATAGAAAACTTATAGTAAAGGTAGAGAGTGATATAACTTTGAAGTTACCTGAAGGTTCTATAAAGTTAATCCAAAAAGAAATAGACAAATTAGTTAAAGATAAATTTTAAATGAGATATATATTATTAATTATTTTTTTGTTTACGTGTTTTGATGTTAAAACTCAAGTTATAGATTTTGATAAAGAACAAGAAAACAAAATTGTAAAAAAGTATAAAACAAAAAATTTTTTTAAAAACATCTATAAAGATTTTTTTAAATACGGAACTCTATATGTAGCTGGTGATATTTCAAATGCATATGAAACTTCCAGAAAAGATTATTTTGTTAGACCTCCAGAAGACGGAGGATTATATGATATACCTACAGTTATTGATGTTACCGAATATTTTCCTCACGATTACAGACTTGGAATTGGGATTAGGAGAATCGCAAGATTCGACTATGAAAATAGAGAGAAGCCTTTCTATGACGGAACAGAAACTAATGTAGCACTATCAGCTCCCACGGCAGCTGTAAATGGTTGGGAGTATTTGTTTCACTTTGAAAAAGAAAGACAACGAGGTGAGGTGTTTTCAAATCACCGTTACTTTCTTAGGCATACGGGTAAGTATCACATTGCTAAAATCGAATCCAGAGAAGAGGGTAATGTAGGATTTAAATATCAAAGTGCAGAAGCAAGAGCAAGGTTGCCAATAGGAAAAAAGTTTAGTATATCTGCTGGAATTATTGCACGTACACATCAAACTGCTTATGGATATAATCCTATTGAAATATGGTTAAATGAAACAGAAATTATAAATGGTGAAGAATATCCTGTTAATTACTGGTATGAGTTAGGTTTTTTATATGGCTACGATGACATATATTATTCACAACAAGACGAGTTTGGCAACAATACATATGACTGGTATTGGATTGATGGAGATGGAAATATAGTTGCTGATAGTGATTTAGAGTTTAGAAATACAGTCTTTGGAGATTTAATGCTACAATACAATAATGAACAATGGGATTTATTAGATGCTTTTGCTGAATACGCCCCTATTGTCGGATTTGATTATTATACTTATACTGATAAATTCTGGTGTCATGCTTATGCAAATTATATTCTTCCATATCACACTTATTTTAAAGGAGATGAATCAGTTAGTTATTTAAATAGAAACAATTGGGGTAAGGGAGGATTAAAACCAGACTCTAAACTTGAACAGTGGGATGATATGCAATTCGGACTAATGTTCGGTTGGAATCTAACTTCTAAGTTAGGTATTTTTATTGAAGGAGAGTATACTAAGTTTTGGGATACAGAATTATATAAATCAACATTTGGAATTAACCTTGAATTATGAAAATAAGTCAACATATTACTTATGCAGAAGCTATTCATTCTAACACCGCTAAAAGAAAAGGAATAGACAACACCCCTAATTCTTCACAAGTTGAAGTAATGAAAGTAACGGCAGAAAAAATATTTGAACCGTTGAGAGAATGGGTAGGAGGACCGATTAAAGTTAACTCGTTTTTCAGATCGGTAGCTTTGAATGAATCTATTGGTGGGGTAGCTTCCAGTCAGCATTGTAAAGGACAGGCTTTAGATTTGGATGATGTATATAACTACAAAACCAATGCTGAGATGTATCACTGGATTAAAGATAATTTAAACTTTGATCAGCTTATATGGGAGTTTGGTACAGATGTATCTCCTAATTGGATTCATGTTTCGTATGTATCTGAAGAAGAGAATAGAAATAGATGTTTGAAAGCATATAAAGAAGAAGGTAAAACTAAATATAAAATTATATAATGCCAGTAAATAAAAAAGGTTTAGCAAAAGCTGTGGCGAAAAAGGTTGCAACAAGAGTAGTTAAACGTGCCGGTCCTATTGGAGTAGCAAGTACTTTATACGGTTTTTATAAAGAAGGACAGAAAAGATCTGGTGGAAAAGTTAGAAAAAACCAGAAGTCATTTATGAAAAATGCAAAAAAGAAAAGCAAAAGTATAATTAAAAAAAAGAAAAGTAATGGCAAAAAAAGGTAGAGCAAAGAAAAAAGGAAACAAAATTTGTCCAGCGGGAATTGCTTGGGCTAAAAGAACATTTGATAAGTATCCGTCAGCTTATGCAAATATGGCGGCAAGTAAATATTGTAAAGATCCTAATTATGGCAAAAAATAAAAAAGTAGATTATAATAGTGTAGGTTTTAAAAACCGAGACATTGATAAGTTTGGTATGTTAAGTGTAAAAGCTGGCATTGATAATAACCCAGGCATCACAAAGGCTGATAGAATAGCTGGTGCAAAAATGAAAAACAAAAAGAAAAAATGAGCAAATTAAGTAAAGGCGGTTCACATAGAAAACCAATATCTGTTAGTGCTTCTAAAATAAAAAGAATAACTAAAGAGTACGGCTTGAGAAGACCTAAAACAAAAGGTGATAGTATTTATGTTTCTAATGTTCTTGGTAAAAAAAGAAAAAGAAGACAAGCTCAAGCTGAAAAAGATTCAAGAATTAGTTTTTATCAAAAAAATAAAAAAGGATTAAAAACACCAAAAGGCACTAAGATAAAAACAAACAAATAATGGCGTATCCTAAAAAAAAATCGAAAGGTAAAATATTACCTGTTCCAGCTTCTCATAAAAAAAGATATGGAGCTTCTGGTAGTTTAGGACTGGTCGGAGGTGCGGGTAAAGGCATTGTTCAAATTGGTAAAAAAGTTTTTAAAAAAGTTGCAAAGAAAGTTGCCTTAAACAAAATGAGTAATAGAAAAAAGAAAAAGAAAAAGTAGTGGGTGAATTAAAAAAATGGCGTGAACAGAATTGGGTTCGAATAGGCACTGATGGAAAAATCAAAGGCAAGTGTGGTACTTCTAAAAACAAGAAGAACCCAGATAGATGTTTGCCATTAGCAAAAGCCAGAAGATTATCAAAAAGTAAACTTAGAGCTACTGCAAAAAAAAAGAAAAGAGAAGGAGCTAAAGGAAAACAGTTTGTTAGAAATGTAAAAGGCGTAAGATAATGGCAATAAGAAGAACCACAAAAGGAAAAGGTGCAAACTATCGACCTACAAAATCTGGAGCTGGAATGACCAAGAAAGGAATAGCTGCGTATAGACGTGCTAATCCTGGTTCAAAATTAAAAGGAGCTGTTACTGGTAAAGTAAAAAAAGGTTCTAAATCTGCTAAAAGACGTAAGTCTTATTGTGCAAGAAGTTTAGGTCAGTTAAAAAGAAGTAGTGCAAAAACAAGAAATAACCCTAATTCGAGAATAAGACAAGCTCGAAGAAGATGGAAATGTTAATATTATGAAAGAAATTTTAGCTAAAATATTTGGAGGAGCTGCAGGTGGTGTAGCAGATAAACTAACCAACGTGGTAGATAAGTTTGTTAGAACCAAAGATGAGAAGGCTCAGTTTGAAAAAGAGATGACTCAGATTTTTATACAAGCAGAATCTGAGCAACAAAAAAATGTTACTGAGAGGTGGAAGTCAGATATGGCATCGGACAATAAGTTGTCAAAATCAGTAAGACCTCTAACCTTAATTTTTTTATTTGTATCCACAGTTGTGCTTATCTTTATTGACTCAGGATTTATTAACTTTGCAGTTGATGATGAATGGAAGGAACTTTTGAAAATGTTGCTTATTACAATTACCGCGGCATATTTCGGAGGACGTAGTTATGAAAAAGGCAAATCAATAAAAAAATAATTAATGGCAAGAATAAGTACATACGTTAATGATACTAATGTCGTTGGTGCTGATAAGTGGATTGGATCGGATTCTCAAAACGATTTTCAAACCAAAAACTTTACAGCTCAAGATGTCGCTAACTTTATAAATAAAGTAGGGGCAGAATCTCAACTATTGAGATATCAATATAGTACAAAAGGTGTAGGGTTACGCCCAGCTATGAGTATTACTCTTCCTGGAGGTGGAGCAGTATCACAATCATTATCTGGAATAACTCAACTTGTTTTTAGTCAGTATGCAGAAAATCAAGGTGGGTTGTCATTAAATGTATCAACTTGGTATACCTCACCATTGGTAGGTTCTCAAGTATTACTTACCCAGTGTGATGACATTACAAATTGGGCTATATACACATGGACGGCTGCCAATGTTAAAGGGGGTGAACCGTTGTTTTGGGAAGTGAATTTAACTTACGTTGCGGGTAACGGTAGCTTAAATGAAGATAAAGATTATTTTATATCTTTGCTAAATCATAGTAGTGGTAGCGGGGATAAGAATGAAGTAAGTGCCCAACTCACTGGAAACAATAGTTACACGGTGACACACGGACTAAATAAATTTCCATCCGTAAGTGTAAGTTTAGGGACGACCGCAGCACCTACTGAAGAGATTGAATGCAAAGTAACGTATTTAAATGTGAGCCAGGTACGATTAGATTTTACAAGTAATTTTACTGGCGTAGCAATATTTAACTAAAAAAAATAAAAAAGAAATGGCAATACAATTTTTAAACGCACTTAATATAGATGGTACAGTAACCGCAACAATTAACGCTGATGCTAACGATGGATATGATGGTATATTAGTATCAACATCAGGATTAATTGAAAGAAGAACAAAAGCTGAAATCTTAACAGACATAGGTGCGGGCACAATGAGTAGCTTTACCGTTTCTGCCGACACTAATACCGCAACTACCACAATAACAAACGGTGAAACTCTTTCACTTGTAGGTGGATCAGGTGTATCTACAGTTTCTAATCCTGATGGAACAATTACAATTTCTGCTTCAGGAAGTAGCTATACTAAATGGGTTCTTGCTGGTGACACTGGAACTAATCAAGATATAGATGATGGCGACACTGCTACATTTAGTGGAGTCTTTGGTATTACTACAGAAGGTAAAAACACTGATACTCTTGAAATAGGATTCCCTATTGGTAGTTTTACTGCGGGGACTGTAGCTGCTAACGATTTTATTGCTATCGCAGATGTTAATGATGCCAACGCTATTAAAAAAGTAACTGCTCAAAGCATTGCTGATTTAGCACCACAAGGAGATATTACTGAAGTTGGGGCAGCAACTGTTAGTGAAGAATTAGGTATTAAAGTTACCAGTGGTACTGGACCTATTCCTAAAGTAGGTCTTGATATTGTAGGACAAACAGCTTTAGCTACCGCAGCCACTGGTGATTCGCTTCTTATTTATGATTTAGATACTACAACAAACAAAAAAATTACAGTTGCTAATCTTTTAGCAGCTGCACCCCAAGGAGATGTTACATCTGTAATCCCTTCTACTGCTGACGCTAAACTGGGTATTACAATAGCTAATCAAAGTGGACCAATCCCTGAGGTCGGTGTAGATATAGTAGGTCAAACCTCATTAGGCACTGGAGCTGATGGTGATTTGCTTTTAATCTATGATTTAGATGCAACAAAAAACAAGCAAATATCTCTTAGTGATCTTAAAACTTACATTGATCCAATAACAACTATAAACCAAGGCTCTGGTATTAAAGTAACTACAGCGGGTGAAACTGCTACAGTGGCTGTTGATTATTCTGCAACAGGAATTATTGCAGACGCAACTTCTGGTGCTTCGGTTACAATAGCTGATGGTGATTTAATACTATTACAAGATATAAATGCATCATCTGCGGCTACTGCTGTAGTAAGAGTTACAGCATCACAATTAAAAACATATATAGGTGCAGACAATTACGGATCATGGACATTAGCTGGAAATTCTGGTACAAACCAAACAATTGGCTCAACTAATACAGCAACTATTGAAGGACAAGCACAAGATGCGGCACAAGCTGGTATTGCTACTGTAGGAACTAATACAGATATTTTAAAAGTTAATTTAGATCTTGCTAAAATTCAAACTGCAAGTGCATTTGATGATCCAGATACAGACATGCTTGTTTATTATGATTCAAATAATCAAATAAATCAAAAAATATATGTATCTGATGCTCACTTGAATGACTTTGGAGCACCAACCGCCGCATTAAGTATTGGATCACAAGTACTAACAAATGTAGCAAACGGTTCGAATGCTACTGATGGTGTGAATTTAGGACAAGTAGAGGCTTTAGTATCAGGCTCGAGTTTATTTAGAGGAGGATATAATGCAAGTACAGGTCAAACAACTGACTTGTCACCAAATGGAGCTATTAATGGAGCAAGTAACATTGCTACTGCATTAGGAGATTTCTATGCAGTAACAGTTGCAGGAACTCAATTAGGTACAGCTTTAGAACCAGGAGATTTAATTTTTGCTAATACAGCTATTGCTGCAAATAGTAATCCAGCAAACTCATTATTTACTATTGTACAATCTGGACAAAGTATTGCAGGATCTGGTGCAACTGATGGAGCAACCACTAAAGGTGTTGCAGGATTTGACAATGATAACTTTACTGTTAGTTCAAATGGTTGGGTGCAGTTAATTACTCGAAGCACCAGTGGTAGTTATGGATCAGCATCAAAAACAGTATCACTTACTCTTGATGATGACGGTATAACAACGGCAGCATCTGAACAAGATATTGATATCACAGCATCACAAGTTAGTGACTTCTGTACTGCGGTTAGCACATGTATAGCTTCTAACGAACAATATGCAGCAGATATAGGAGGAGCAACTTCGATTGCAGTAAACCATGGTTTAGCTACAAGAGATGTAATGGTTCAACTTTATGACTTAACTTCTTATGAGACTGTTTATGCAGATGTAGAAAGAAACACAGCTGCTCAAGTTACAGTCAAGTTTACAACAGCACCTGGTGCAAATTCAATAAGAATATTGATTACGAAGGTGTCATAAATTTAATTTAGTATGGCAATACAATTTTTATCAGATGGAAACATTAATGATGATCTTCAAGTACAGGCAGAATTAATCGTAGGAAGCGGTACTGCCAGTTATTCCAAAATTCGACAAAATGCTATCAGTTTATATGATAGTTTAAATGCGAATAAAGGACAGATATTTGTAAACGAATCTGGATCTTCACATCTTTTGATGATTAACAACGGAACTACTTCAGGTGGTACTGTTTATTTCGGAGCTCCTACATCATATACACAAAATGTAATTGTTCAAGGTGGCTATCTAACTGTAGGAAACTATCTTGATATAGAAGGTAGACTTATAAAGATGGATGCCCCAGGCACTACTACCGCGGTAGATGTTATTGGATTTAATAACGTTACTTACTCCGCCCCTCTTGCCAGTGGACATAACCTACAATTAGGTGATGTTGCTCAAGATGATTTAGTAGAAAATGTTGACATATTGGTTATGGGGGATACATACCTCCAAATCCAAGACAGTGCAATTGTTTCTAAAGCAAATACATTAAAATTTACTGGTACTTTAGGCTCAAGTCCAATTACTCAATTTTGGGGATTAGATGCTAATGGCGTAGTACAAAAAAGAACAAAGTCCCAATTCGCTTCTGATGCAGGTATAGTTCGTACAACTACTAATCAAACCATAGTTGGTAACAAAACATTTACTGGTGTAACAACATTTCAAAATGCTGTAACACAAACTGGAGGTGGAACAACAACATTATCTGGCGACCTTGATGTACAAGGAAGTGGAATAAGTTTAGTAGATGATATTACATTTAGTGGTAATGGTAGAATACAAGGTATAGATACTGTAAGTGCTTCTACTGATGCAGCTAATAAAGCATATGTTGATGCTCACCCTTCTGGCTCAATGTCAAGTTGGACTCTAACGGCAGATAGTGGGGGAAGCGAAACTATTTCAAACGCTGAGACAGTAGATATAGCTGGGGGAACTAATATTACAACAGTACGATCTGGAGCAACCGTTACTATAAATAACGGTATAACAAACAATAATCAATTAACAAACGGTCAAGGTTATGTAACCAGTTCAGGAGTAACTAATGTAAGTGGGACTGCACCAGTTCAAGTAACTGCAGGAGCAACACCAACTGTTAGTGTAGATACTGCCGCTGTAAGTAGTGGCTCATCAAAGTTAGCTTTAGGTAGTCAAATACAAACAGCTATTGATGCTGCAATCGCGGGGAGTGGAACAATGTCAAGTTGGAATGCTACTGCCGACAATGGTGGTACAGCACAAATTGATAATGCAGAAACAGTTGATTTTGCAGGTGGTACAGCTGTAAACACTGCTCGATCAGGTAACACAATAACTATAAATTGTGAGATAACAAATAACAATCAGCTTACTAATGGAGCAGGTTACACTACCAACACTGGTACTACAACAGCTTCTAATACGCAGACATTTACTAATAAGTCTGGAAACATTTCTCAGTGGACTAACGATTCTGGATATATAACATCTTCAGGTGCAGGTATGACAAATTGGAATTTGACGGCAGATTCTGGTGGTTCAACAAGTATCACAAGTAATGAAACTGTTGATTTTGAAGGTGGAACAAATATAACTACAGCTCGTAGTGGAAATAAAATTACTATAACTAATGGTGTAACAAACAACAACCAATTAACTAATGGGGCTGGATATACAACCAACACTGGAACAACTACAGCAAGTAACACCCAAACATTTACAAACAAGTCTGGTAACATATCACAATGGACAAACGATTCTGGGTATTTAACTTCAGCTGGCTCTATGTCTAATTGGAAAGCTACAGCTGATAATGGCGGGACAGCTACTATTGATGATGCTGAGACAGTAGATTTTGCGGGAGGAACGAATATAAATACAGCTCGATCTGGCAACACTATAACCATAAATAATGAGATAACAAACAATACTCAACTTACTAATGGTGCTGGCTATACTACTAACACTGGAACAACTACCGCTTCTAATACACAAACTTTTACTAATAAAAGTGGAAATATTTCGCAGTGGACTAATGATGCGGGGTATGTAACATCTTCAGGTGGTTCTATGTCGAGTTGGAATTTACAAGGAGATTCAGGAGGCTCAACCTCTATTACAAATGGTGAAACTGTAGATATTGCTGGAGGTACTAACATTACTACATCAAGATCAAGTAATACTATAACTATTAATAATGGTATTACAAACAATAACCAGCTTACAAATGGAGCTGGATATACAACTAACACTGGTACAGTAACGAGTGTAGGTGCAACTGCACCAATACTTTCTTCAGGTGGGACTTCACCAACTATAAGTGCTGACACTGCCGCTGTAACTAATGGTGGTTCTAAACTTGCAACAGGAGATCAAATCTATGACTTTGTTGGTGGTTGGCAATTTTCTGCTGGTGGAGGTGATGTTAGTGGTACTGCACAACTTGGTCAGTCAGTAATTTTAACTATGGCTACGGTTAATTCCAATGTAGGTTCATTTACAAATGCAAATATAACTGTAGACGCTAAAGGTAGAATAACTGCCGCATCAAGTGGAAGTGGTGGTGGAGTTACTGGAAGTGGAACTACTAACTTCCTCTCTAAATGGAGTAGCTCTTCTGCAATAGGTAATTCTGAAATATCAGATACTGGAAGTGTGATACAATTAGGTCTTGATGCTTCTAATAATTCAACATTATATTTAGATACTACTAATCGAAAAGTTGGATTTAGAACAACGAGCCCAGGTGCTGCATTCGATGTTAATGGAACGATGAGGGTTAGAAACCAATTAAATGTTGGAAACACTTCAGAACAAAATTTATATGTTGATGGTAATGGCGCTGCAGGTGGTAAGTATGTTAAGATGGGTAATTATGGTGGTTCTTCTGGAAATTACTTTGGTATAACTGACGCAGCAAACCAACCTAAGTTTAGTGCTGCATTTGGAAGTGGTGGTAAAGTAGTACAAGACAAAAGAATAGTAACAGTAAAACTATCTGCTTCAGCTTTAAATGATGCTCATGGTGATAGTGGTAAAATACTTATAGCCGCACCAGGAGCTAATAGTGTCCTTTGGCCAACAAATATATTTATGTATAGAGGCACTGGACAACCTGGTACTGGATGGACTACTGGAACGACTAATGGTGCTTCATTTTATTTTTGTACCAGTGGAAATTGTGCACAAGCATCGAGAAGAATTATAGCTGTTATGGCGGGTGGAGTTTGTGGTGCTGCAAATGAGTGGTTTTGGGGCAGACCCGTACCACTTCCTACTATTAATGAAAATCCAAATGTAAGGTGGGATGGTTTAAAAAACCAACCTTTAAGATTTAAAACTGCTTCTAATATAAGTAATGCCACTATGGACTGGTATATAAGAATAGAATATTTAAAAATAAATGTAACTGCAGGATTTGTAAATAATGTAGACACAACTGTAACTTAATAAATTAATAATTATGGCAATAGTAAGTAATGTAAAAATAATATCTTTAAAAGCATTAAAAACTTTTGAAGGAAAGGATCATGTGATTCAAGAAGTTCATTGGGTAGTAGAATCGGCAGATGGTGAATTTGCTCACTCAATGGGTGGCTTTAGTAATCTAACTTTTGATAAAGATAATTTTGTTGAATGGGAAGATTCGGATGCATTTAAAGATACCGTATTAGGTTGGATTAAAAATGATACTGATAGAATTGTATCTATATGTGAAACACATGTAGCAGAACAAAAAGCAGACAACGATGAAGAGTTGTTGTTTTCAAATTAATAGTGGGATTAATTTACTATATTTGTACTAAGTATAACAATTAAAATTAAATGAAATGTCAAAAAAATTAAAAAAAGAAGAATTAGAAAACATTCAAGGACTTAATCAAAAGTTTGTGAATGCAAAACTTTCCTTAGCAGACGCAGTACTTCAAGCCTTTGCACAATGGAAAAGTATTGAAGGAATTAGAGCCGACTTCAGAGTATCGGAAGATGAGTTGACGAAAGTTTACGGAAAAAATGCAATAATAGATTTACAAACTGGTGAAGTTAAAGATCCACCAGAAGAAGAAGAAATAAAAGAAGAAAAATAATGGCAAAAATAAGCAACACCTCAGCGTATCCACAAATAGTTAACCCTGATGTTAATGATTATGTTATCTTAACTGACAAAGAAAATCAGTTAAAAACAAAATCTTGTACATTAGGAGCACTGCAAGGTTTATTTGGTAGCACAATGCTGGCTGCTCATGTTGAGGTTAATTCTGCAAAATTATTAAATCTTCCTTCTCAAACTATTAATTTAATAGATAGTCCAGGGAAAGGTAAAGTTTTAAACATATTAGAAATAATGTTCTATATGGATGCAGGAACTGTGGCTTATGATTTTAGTTTGCCTTCAACAATACAAATTGCTGGTGCTGCTTCTGGAATTACAATTGTTCCTTCAAGTGGTTCATTCCCTGGTTTCAATATGGCAACTGATCAAGCATTACACCTTGGCAATACAGTAGGTACGTTTTATGATGTTCCAGATGATGCTGCTTTAACATTAGCACAACCAGGAACTGTAACTCAAGGTAATGGAACTGCATATTTTAATATTCTATATAGAGTATTAGATTTAGGGCCAAACTTTTAATTTAAATTAAATGGACATAAGAAAGATTTCCATAGGTGCAGACTATAAGTCTGGGGCTATGCACTATATAGTTGGACAAGAAGTATTAGGAGGTAAATACGCTATTCACTTAATTCAAGAAGACGCAAAAGATAAATCCTATAAAATCTGGATACAACAAGGTGAAGAGATTTTACTTTGGAAAGAATTTAAATTAACCCTCCCAATATCTTTAGAGTATAATATAAACTTTTGATGCAGTCTCCCTATTCTTTTATTGTTAAACCTTTGGATAACAGAAGGTACAATAATACAACTAAAATAGGTGGTATAGATTTTATTACCAGTACTTCAGAAGAAAACCACAAAGCATCTAATAGATTTGCTAAAGTTATATCATTGCCAATTAATTATAAAGGCGAAGTAAAAGAAGGAGATACATTAGTTGTTCACCATAACGTATTTAAATTTTATAACGATATGTATGGTAGAAGAAAAAGTGGTAAAAGTTTTTTTAGAGAAGATTTATTTTTTATCGATCCAGATCAATTTTATTTATATAAAAGAGATGATGAATGGAGAGGATATGATAAATATTGTTTTATAAAACCTATTCCTAAGAAAGATTCTTTTTTAAAAAAAGGAGGAAGCGTAGAGCCTTTGATGGGTGAAATAAAATATATAAATAAACAATTAGAAGATTTAGGTTTAAAAATTGGAGATACTATTTCTTTTCAACCAGAATCAGAATATGAGTTTATAATAGATGATGAGGTTTTGTATCGTATGTTTACTAATAATATAACGATGGTATTATGACAACAATGTTTTTAACAGATGTTTATAGTAATCCAGACGAGTATGTATCGTCTTTAAAAAAAAAAGGATTTGAAGATTTTAATGATGGTGTTAATGTTTTTAAAAATGTACAAAAGTTAGAAAGGGATGATGTAGCAAAATCTATTGAGTCCTTAATAAATGCTGAACTTGTTTTGAGTTTTGCAAGGATGTCTGTTTTAGGTCAAGAAGAACCTAATTTTATTCATAAGGATGATATGCATGGAGATTACACTGCCATAATATATTTAAATAAAAAGTATCCCAGTGAATATGGAACAACATTATACGATGAAGATAATAAAGAGATACTTGTATGTAAAGCAAAGTATAATTCAGTTTTTATTTTTCCTTCACATATAAAGCATTCAAGAAATTGTTTTCATAATTTTGGTGAAGGTGATAATGCAAGATTGGTTCAAGTTATGTTTTTAAAATTAAAAAATGGACACTAAAGAAATTAAATTAGAAATAATTAGAGCTGGCGAAAGAGCTGTTCGTCAACTTATTAAAGTAGCTAAAGAAGAAATAATAAAACCACAGAAAGATGATGAGTTGGCGGCAGATAGATTAAAGAATGCTGCAGCTACAAAAAAGTTAGCAATATTTGATGCGTTTGAAATATTAAAAAGAATTGAAGATGAAAAGCAAATATTGGAAGGAGGAACAATAGTTAATAATAAAACCCCAAAAGGATTTGCAGAGTCAAGATCAAAATAGTTTTTATAGGTTAAACAAAATAATTATACCTAAATCAGTTTTGTTAAAAAAAAACAAAGCTAAATCTTGGACGCCAGGTTATAATGAAAAGTATGATATTATTGTTATCTCACAAAACGGAACTATAGGTGATATTTATTCAGTAAACAATTTAAATATTGCTGTTCCATCTACTCCAAAACTTACCTCAAAATTAAAACGCCATAATCAATATTGGAAGGCAAAAGATTATCCAAAAGAATTAAAAAGGATTCAAAGTATTTTTCAATGGCATGAAACCACTCCTACTTTTAAAAATAAGTGGGTTGATTACATAGAAGAAGAATTTAACAGAAGAGAAAACGGACATTGGTTTTTAAACAATGGAGTGCCTACGTATATTACTGGCACACATTATATGTATTTACAATGGACTAAGATTGATGTAGGACATCCAGATTTTAGAGAAGCAAATCGTATTTTCTTTTTATATTGGGAGGCTTGTAAAGTTGATAAAAGAAGTTTTGGTATGTGTTATTTAAAAATAAGACGATCTGGATTTTCTTTTATGAGTTCAGCTGAAGGAGTAAATAAGGCAACTATAACAAAAGATTCTCGTATCGGTATTTTATCTAAAACTGGTTCTGATGCAAAAAAAATGTTTACAGATAAAGTTGTTCCTATCTCAAACAATTATCCATTCTTTTTTAAACCTATTCAAGATGGTATGGATAAACCTAAAACAGAATTAGCTTTTAGAGTTCCAGCTTCTAAGATTACTAAAAAAAATATGTATGATATAGGAGAGGAAGAATTAGAAGGACTTGATACTACTATTGACTGGAAGAATACTTCTGATAACTCTTATGATGGTGAAAAACTACAATTACTATTGCACGATGAAAGTGGTAAATGGGAACGCCCTGAAAACATTCTTAACAACTGGCGTGTTACAAAAACTTGTCTAAGATTAGGAAGTAAAATTATAGGTAAATGCATGATGGGTTCAACTTCTAATGCTTTAGATAAAGGAGGTAATAATTTTAAAAAATTATTTTATGATTCTGACACTTTCAAAAGAAATCAGAATGGGCAAACAAAAAGTGGGTTATATAATTTATTTATTCCTATGGAATGGAATATGGAAGGATTTATAGATAAATATGGAATGCCCGTTTTAAAAGGTAAAGATTTAAATGTAGTAGGTATTGACAATGAACCCATTAATATAGGTGCTATTGATTATTGGGAAAACGAAGTTGAGTCCTTGGCTAATGATCCTGATGCACTTAATGAATATTACAGACAGTTTCCTCGTTCTGAATCTCATGCATTTAGAGATGAAAGTAAGCAATCATTATTTAATCTTACAAAAATATATCAACAAATAGACTATAATGATAGTTTAATAATTAAACAACATCTTACTCAAGGTTCATTTAGTTGGGAAAATGGTATCCAAGATTCTAAAGTAATATGGAGTCCAAACTCAAGAGGTAGATTTTTTGTATCTTATATACCAGAAAAAAACTTACAAAATAAAGTAATAGTTAAGAATGGACGTAAGTATCCTGGTAATGAACATTTAGGTTCATTTGGTTGTGACTCTTATGACATATCTGGTGTAGTTGTTGGTAGTGGTTCTAATGGTTCTCTGCATGGGTTATCCAAATTTAATATGGATAATTTTCCAAGCAACCAATTTTTTTTAGAATACATAGCACGTCCACAAACCGCAGAAATATTTTTTGAAGAAGTTTTAATGGCGTGTGTATTTTATGGTATGCCTATTTTGGTGGAAAACAATAAGCCAAGATTATTATATCATTTTAAAAATAGAGGATATCGAGGGTTTAGTATGAATCGCCCTGATAAAACTTTTAATAAATTATCAAAAACCGAAAGAGAACTTGGTGGTATTCCAAACTCATCTGAAGATGTAAAACAAGCACATGCTTCAGCAATAGAATCATACATAGAAAAACATATAGGATTAGATATGGAGGGCACATATAGACAACAAGACGACATGGGTGTGATGCCATTTCAAAGAACTTTGGAGGATTGGGCAAAGTTTGATATATCTAATCGAACAAAGTTTGATGCTGCAATTAGCTCGGGTTTAGCTGTTATGGCTAACCAAAAGCACCTTTACACACCGACTAAAGAAAAATCAAAAATAAGCATTAACTTTGCGAGATATAATAACAAGAACTCAGTTAGTCAACTACTTAATAGATGAAGCAAGTAAATATAAACATTAAGACTGCTGCATTTCCAGATCAATTTGTCTCAGATTCTACAAAAGGCACAATGGAATTTGGTCTGCAAGTAGGTCAAGCAATACAATATGAATGGTTCAGAAAAGATGGCGGCTCTTGTAGGTTTTATAATCAATGGGCAGACTTCAATAGATTACGATTGTATGCACGTGGAGAACAGTCCATAGCAAAATATAAAAATGAAATTGCCGTAGATGGTGATTTAAGTTATTTAAACTTAGACTGGACACCTGTTCCTATCATACCAAAATTTATAGACATCGTTGTGAACGGAATGTCTGATAGACTTTTTAAAGTAAAAGCATACGCACAAGATGTTTTATCTGCTGAAAAAAGAAATCAATTTCAAGAAATGGTAGAAGCTGATATGATAGCTAAACCTATTTTACAGCAAATGACAAAAGATTTTGGTATTGATACATTTATGATTCCTGAAGAACAACTTCCTGAAACCAGTGACGAGTTGGAGTTATTTATGAATATGAAATATAAACCTGCGGTAGAAATTGCTGAAGAAGAAGCAATAAATACTTTACTTGCAGAAAATCATTATCAAGATACCCGTAAACGTATTGACTATGATATCGCTACTTTAGGTTTAGGAATAGCAAAACATATGTTTTTACCTGGGCAAGGTGTTACAATTGATTATGTAGATCCTGCCAATGTAGTATATAGTTACACAGAAGATCCGTACTTTAAAGATTGTTTTTACTGGGGTGAAATAAAAACTGTTCCAATAACTGAACTTATAAAAATTGATCCAGATTTAACTAATGAAGATTTAGAAGAGATTTCTAAATATAGTCAATCTTGGTATGACTATTATAATAATGCTCAGTTTTATCAAAACAGTATGTTTCATAGAGACACTGCAACTCTTCTATATTTTAATTATAAATCATCTAATTCCTTTGTTTACAAAAAAAAGGAAATGGCAGATGGTACATTTAGAACAGTGCAAAAGGATGATGAATTTAATCCACCTGATCAAATGCAAGAAGAAGGTAAATTTGAAAGGGTAGAAAAAAGAATTGATGTTTGGTATGATGGTGTAATGGTTATGGGTACTAATATTATGTTGCAATGGAAATTAGCAGAAAATATGGTTCGTCCAAAATCAGCAAGTCAATATGCTATGCCAAATTATGTTGCATGTGGCCCAAGAAACTATAAAGGAATGTTTGAATCATTAACAAGGAGAATGATTCCTTTTGCAGATTTAATTCAAGTAACACATTTAAAAATTCAACAAGTTGTTTCACGTGTAGTTCCTGATGGTGTATTTATAGATGCTGATGGGCTAAATGAAGTAGACTTAGGTACTGGAAATGCTTATAACCCTGAAGATGCATTAAGATTATATTTTCAAACAGGTAGCGTTGTAGGTAGAAGTTTTACGCAAGATGGTGAATTCAATAACGCTAAAGTTCCTATAACTCAGTTAACTGCAAATAGTGGTGCTGGAAAATTACAAATGCTTATTGGTAATTATAATCATTATTTAGATATGATTAGGCAAGTGACTGGATTGAATGAGGCAAGAGATGGTTCTAAACCTGATCCTTATTCGTTAGTTGGTGTACAAAAGTTAGCTGCTTTAAATTCTAACGTAGCTACCCGTCATATATTAGATGCAAGTTTATATATAGCCAGAACAATGGCAGAATGTTTATCAATTAGAACTGCGGATATTTTAGAATATGCAGACTTCAAAGATGAATTTGCTATGCAGATTGGTAAATATAATTTAAAGATATTAGAAGATATAAAAGATTTATATATGTATGATTTTGGGATATTTATTGAAATGTCACCAGATGAAGAAGAAAAACAAATGCTTGAACAAAATATTCAAATGGCATTATCTCAAAAAGACATTAGCTTAGAGGATGCTATTGATATTAGAGAGGTTCATAATTTAAAAATGGCTAATCAACTTCTTAAATTAAAACGTAAGAAGAAACAAGAAGCAGAGCAACAACAAATGATGCAGCAACAACAAATGCAGGCACAACAACAAATGGAAGCCCAACAAGCTGCAGCTCAAATGGAAATGCAAAAAACTCAACAAGAGCTTCAAGGAAAAATGCAGTTGAAACAAACTGAAATAGAATTTGAAATACAAAAACTTCAAACAGAAGCTCAGTTGAAAGCTCAATTGATGGCTGAGGAGTTCCAATACCAAATGCAAATAAAGGGTGTAGAACAACAAGGTTTACAGAAGCGAGAAAATGAAAGAGAAAAAGCTAAAGATGATAGGATTAGTCAACAATCCACTCAAACATCTAAAATGATTGAACAAAAGAAAAGAGATTTACCAGCTATAAATTTTGAATCTAATGAGGATAGTTTAGATGGTTTTGACTTAGCTGAGTTCGATCCAAGATAGGCTAAAAAATATATTAAATTAAGTATTAACTTTGTATAAAAATTAAATCAAATGGAAATAAAAGTAAAAGCTGTCGAAGGCTACGACAATAAATCAAAAGCTGAAGTAGAACAAGAGTTGTTAAACAAACATAATGAATCACAACAAGACTCTGATTCAAACATAGAAAAGGTTAACACCTCAACTTCAGAAAAGCCAGAAGTTAAAACAGATAATGATGAAGCTAAAACTGTTTCATCTGAAGATAAAACTCCCTCATCAGAGTTAAGTGATGAAGACGTTCTTTCTTTTATTAAAAAAAGATATGACAAAGAAATAAATTCTGTTGATGAATTGTTTGCGGAAAAAGAGGCAAACCCTGATTTACCAGAAGATGTTTCAGCGTATTTAAAGTACAAACAGGAAACTGGACGTGGAATTAATGATTTTTATAATTTACAAAAAGATTATGATTCTATGGACGATGACGATGTACTGGCTAATTATTATCAAAACACTGAAGAAGGTTTAGATTCTGAAGACATAAGAGATATTATCGAAGATAAGTTTAGTTATGACGAAGAATTAGATGAACCTAAAGATGTTAAGAAAATTAAATTAGCTAAAAAGCGTGAACTTGCGAAAGCAAAGAAATTTTTGAATGAACAAAAAGATAAATATAAAATTCCTCTTGAGTCAAGTGGGGGTGGGTTATCCGAAGATCAAGAAAAAAATCTTAATGCTTATAAAAGTTATATTGAGGAATCTAAAACTGTTGCTGAAGCAAATAAGAAAAGATATGATTATTTCCAAACGCAAACACAAGATGTGTTTAATAAAGAATTCAAAGGTTTTGAATTTAATATTAGTGACGATTTAAATCTTACTTATAAACCAGGGACGACAGAAGAACTAAGAAACAAGCAGTCAGATGTCAATAATTTTCTGACATCTTTTCTTGATAAAGAAACTGGCTTAGTTAATGATGCTGTCAATTACCATAAGGCGTTAGCCGTGGCGATGAACCCTGAGAAGTTTGCTCGTTATTTTTACGAACAAGGTGTTTCTAATGCTGTAGATAATGTTACTAAGAAATCAAAAAACATTAATATGGAGGTTAGACAAGCACCAAGATCATTTAATAAAGATGGTCTTAAAATTAAAAACGTACAAAGTAGATCAGATAGTAGTGGAAGAGGACTCAAAATTAGAAGTATTAAAAAAAGTTAAAAACTATTAAAAATTATTAATTATGAGTGTAAATGTAACCCCTGGTTTTGATTTGCAACCAAGTAGCCAACAAGTACCGTTGTCTACAAATTATATCAACGACTTTGATTTCTTGAATCAGTACTTACCTGATACATATGAAAAAGAGTTTGAGAGATATGGCAATCGTACAATTGCTTCCTTCCTAAGAATGGTTGGAGCAGAAATGCCTTCTAATTCTGACCTTATCAAATGGGCAGAACAAGGAAGATTACATACTAAATATCTAAACTGTACATCTGCTGCTGGAGCTGGAGCTGCAACAAGAAATGCAATTTGGACTATACCTAACAACCTTACTAACTTTAATCCTGCATTAGCTGGAACTCCTAATACTGCTGCTCTAAGAGTAGGACAAACAGTAATGATTTCTGACAAAACTGCTGGATCAACGTTATCTAACAAAGGTATTGTAATAGCTGGTCCAAGTGACGCTGTTGCTGGAACAGGTGTAAACCAAGTTTCAATCGCTTATTATGAAGCGGGTGGACAAGCAGTAGCTGCTGGTGTAGCTTGTGATATTTTTGTATATGGTTCTGAATTTAACAAAGGAACTAATGGAATGGTAGGTTCTTTAGAAGCTGATGACTTTATTTTCGATAACAAGCCAATTATAATCAAAGACAAGTATTCTGTTTCTGGTTCTGATATGGCTCAAATTGGATGGGTTGAAGTAACTACTGAGAACGGTGCATCTGGATACCTATGGTATTTAAAATCTGAGCATGAAACAAGATTAAGATTTGAAGATTATCTTGAGACTGCAATGATTGAAGCAGTACCTGCAGACGCAACTTCTGGTGCTGGAGACTTCTTACAAGGAGTTGGTGCTGGATTATCTGCTGCAAACTTAAATGGTTCAGATGGTATATTCTATGTTGTTGGATTAAGAGGAAATGTTTGGGGCGGTGGAAACCCACAAGTATTATCTCAATTTGATAGCATTATCCAAAGACTTGATAAGCAAGGTTCTATTGAAGAAAATGTTATTTTTGTAAATAGAGAATTCTCATTTGATATTGACGATATGTTAGCAGCACAAAACTCTTACGGAGCTGGTGGTACTTCATATGGTTTATTTGACAATGATGAAGAAATGGCTTTAAATCTTGGATTCACTGGATTCAGAAGAGGTTATGACTTCTACAAGTCAGATTGGAAATACTTAAACGATGTTACTATGAGAGGTGATGTTGTAGGTGGTGCAGTAAATGGACTTTTAGTTCCTGCTGGTTCAACTACAGTTTATGACCAAATCTTAGGTAAGAACGCAAAGAGACCATTCTTACACGTTAGATATAGAGCTTCTGAAACAGAAGACAGAAGATACAAAACTTGGATTACTGGTTCTGCTGGTGGTGCAAGAACTTCTGATCTTGATGCAATGGAAGTAAACTTCTTGAGTGAGAGAGCTGTATGTACTTTAGGTGCAAACAACTTCTTCTTATTCCAGAATTAATATTACTCAATAATAAAGGGGGAGTTTATCTCCCCCCTTGTTATTATAAATTTTAAATTAAATTAAATTATATTACAATGAAAAAATCAAAAGAATTTGTAGATAAATTCTACAGACTAAAAAGAGAGGTAGCCCCATTATCTTATATGTTGGCTTCTCGAAACTCCTCACGATATCCTTTATTACATTTCGATGAAACCGAAGGCGTTAATAAACCTTTGCGTTACGCAAGAAATCAAAAATCTCCATTTGAAGATGAGCAAGATGGTAATGCTATTTTAGAGCCAATTGTCTTTGAAGACGGTGTTTTGTTTGTTCCGAAAAACAATCAAGTGTTACAAAAGTTTTTACACTTACACCCACAAAATGGTAGTGTGTTTGAAGAAGTAAATGCCGCAAGAGATGCTGCTGAAGAATTAGAGGTAGTAGAGTTATCATTAGAAGCACAGATAGTTGCTAAAGGATTAAGTTTAGATAAAATGCTTTCAGTATCCAGAATTTTATTAGGTTCAGGTGTAGATAAAATGTCTACCACCGAAATAAAAAGAGATATCTTATTGTATGCTAAACAAGAGCCAGAAGATTTTTTAGAGACATTAAATGATCCTATGTTAGAATTACAAGATGATGTATATAAGTTTTTTGACGCAGGTTTTATAATGTTTAGAAATAATCAACGTGATGTGTATTTTAACTTACCTAAGAATAAAAAGAAAATTTTAACTGTTCCTTTTGGTGAAGATGCTAATTTTATTTTAGCTTCTTATTTCCAATCAGAGGATGGTATAGAGACATTTAAGGCTTTGAAGAAACGCTTGAAAGATAAGGAAAAATAACATTATCTTTGTTTCGAGTATTTTCTCACATAACCCTTAAATTTTTTAACTATGCAAAAGTTTTTAAGTATTCCAGTTCTAAATGAAGCTAATCAATTGGTAGCATTAGATGGTTTAGTAATGATCGAGCAGGCTTCTACGTCTACTTGTGTATTTCACTATCAATCTGGTGCAATAGCAACTGTTACTCATGAAGTAATGGCAGCGAACAATGAAGATGTAAGAAACAAGTTTCAAGACTATGTTTTAGAATCACTTCAACAGAGTTGGCAACACCCTTCAATTCAAGTAAGTCTTAGTGGCTTAGAAGATGCGGCTGGTGGAGCTGTTACAATCTCAGGTATTGTATTCTCAATTGTAGTGCCTAATTCGTAAGTCTTTACTTATTAGAAATTAAGAAGAGGTTACAAAAAAAAGTAGCCTCTTTTTTTTTGTTATCTTTGTAAAAAGATTTTTATTATGCCGATTAACGATGTAAGAAATACCGTATTAGCTATTGCTAATAAGAACAATTATGGGTATATAAGTCCACAAGATTTTAACTTGTATTGTCAACAAGCTCAAATGGATATATTTGAGGATTATTTTTATCAATATAATAACTGGATAAATAGAGAAAACGCAAGAACTTCTGGTACTGGTTATGCTGATATAGTAAAAAATTTAGAAGAAGTTATTGATAGTTTTTCGGCAGACGCATTTTTAACTCAATTACCAATAGATCAAGGGACAAGGAATAGATATCAATTACCTGCAGATTATTATTTAATTAATAAATTATATTATTATCCAACTTCATTATTTACTGGCACAAATACTTTAGTAGGTGCATTTAAATTAACCGACAATACTAAAACATTTGTTTCTACACCTTCTACTATGATTAACCCACCAATAGGGAGTTTAGTTGTAAACACCACTACTGGTGATCAGGCTTATGTAACGGCTGTAGATAGTGCAGATACTTTATCATTGAGTGCAAACATAATGAATCTTAATGATGCCTACAGTATATATAGTGCAACTAATATAACGGAAGTAGAAAGAGTAAATCAAAATAAATTGTTTTTATTAACAAGTTCAAATTTAACAGCTCCAACATCACAATACCCTGCGTATGTTTTAGGTGGAGCAAGTAGTAATGTGGCAACACCTAACGCTGTAATTGGAAATACTGTTGAGGTGTATCCTTCAACTATTGTTCAACAATATGCGATAAGAGTACAGTATATAAGATATCCCTTGCCACCTCAATGGACTTACACATCATTACAATCTGGTGAGCCTTTATTTAATGCTGCTTCTACGAGTTATCAAAACTTTGAATTACCAGTATCTGACGAACCAGGTTTAATAGCTAAGATTTGTCAATACGTTGGAATTGAAATAAGGGAAGAAGATGTGTTTAAATTTGGACAACAAGAAGAAATAAACGAAACGCAAGAAACATCATAATATGGCTTATATAACACAATTTGAATATTACCAAAACAACGGAAACAGTCCCACAAATCAAAACTGGGGTTCGTACCAGTATGTGTCATTACAAGACATAGTAAATAATTTTATGTTGATGTATGCAGGTAATCACGAATTAGTAAATAATATAAATCGATATCAAGTTCTTTTTCATGCAAAAAGAGGAATTCAAGAATTGAATTATGATGCAATGAAAGAAATTAAAATATTGCAAATTGATATAGATGCAAACTACAGATATATACTACCATCTGATTTTGTAAATTGGGTGAGAATATCAGTATACAGAGATGGTATATTATATCCATTATCTGAAAACATTCAAACAAACTGGGCAAGTGCATACTTACAAGACAACAACTCTAATATACTTTTTGACCAAGACGGTAATGCGTTAAGCCCTCAAGATTCTGAAGTAGATTTATCAAAAGCCACACGTGGTATATATTTAAATGACCATAGTCCATTTAATGACCAACCAGGTTATTGTTTAGATGGGTGTTGGTATTTTGACTATCAAATCGGTTCACGTTTTGGATTAAATACAGAAACTGCTAATGTTAATCCAACATTTAAAATAGATAAAAAAGGTGGGGTTATTAATTTTAGTTCTGCATCTGCAACTGATTCTATAGTTTTAGAATATGTCTCTGATGGTATGGAGCAAGGTAATGATTCACAAATTAGTGTAAATAAATTATTTGAAGAATTTATTTATGCATACATAAAATTTTCAATTTTAAATGGCAGACTGGGAGTACAAGAATATATAGTAAATAGAGCACGTAAAGATAAATCATCTTTATTAAGAAATGCAAAATTAAGATTAAGTAATATACATCCTGGAAGACTCTTAATGAATTTAAGAGGGCAGGATAAATGGATAAAATAGTATGCCAATTTTAACTACCAACTTTAACAAGGGGAGAATGAATAAGTCGATAGACGAAAGGCTTCTTCCTCCCGGAGAGTACATCGATGCGATGAATGTTCGTGTGGGTGCAACTGAAACCACGGAAATAGGTGCGGTTGAAAACTCAAAGGGTAACGAGCAAATGACTACCATAACATGGAACAATGTTGCTTTTTCATCTGCCGCTACTTGTATTGGAAGTTTAGCTGATGGTATACACGAAACTATATATTGGTTTGTACATGATCCAAGTAATGCTGCTGTAGGTGGTGGTAGATTAGATGCTATAATTTCTTATAACACACAAACCACTGGTGTTACAATGCACGTGGTATCAACTTCAGTTTTAAATTTTAATCTTTCTTATTTAATTACTGGTGTAGATTTAATAGAAGGAATGTTGTTTTTTACTGACGATTTTAATCCACCACGAAAAATAAATGTAAATAGAAATTACCCTGATCCTTTAACTGGAGCTCCATACACTGATCAAATTGTAGAAGAAGATATTAATGTAATTTTAAAGCCACCGGGATTTGAAAGTACAGACACCTTACCAACACCAGAGGTTGAGCTTTTGAATGTTCCAGGAGAAGAAAATTACTTGGTAGACAGATTTATATCATTTGCTTATAGATATAGATATGCAGATAATGAGTATAGTGCTACCTCATTATTTACTGTGCCAGCTTTTCAACCACAAGCATTTCGTTTTGATACAAATAACTACGTTAATGCTGGTATGCAAAACCAATACAACACGGCACGTGTTTCTTTTAACACTGGACCTGCGAGAGTTATAGCGGTTGACTTATTATATAAAGATTCAAATACAAATAATATTTTTGTTATTGAACGTTTTAATAAAGATGATTATGGGTGGGCAAATGACAGTACACAACATTTTAATTTTACTAATAGTAAAGTATATACGGTCTTAGGACAAGATGAATTATTGCGTTTGTATGATAATGTTCCCAGAACTGCCTTAGCACAAACTATTCAAGGAAATAGATTAATGTATGCTAATTACGTAGATCAATACGACATAACCAATAGTTCTGGTAGTCAAATATCTATTGATTATCAAGCAAGTTTACAATCAAAAGTTATTGACTTTGAAGCATTAGAAAACGCAGTATTAACTACTGGTATTACATACACAATATCTGGTAGTAATGTAGTTGTTTCAAATTCGTTAGCTACTTTTGATTTTTCTGCAATTGAAAATAAGTTAAAAAAAGATGCAACAATTGGAATCAATTTTAGATTGACTTCAGATCAAATAAATGGGGACACGGCTGATCCTTGTTATGCACCTACATTTAGTAATGGTGATGTTACAGTGCCTTTATCGTATAGACTGCCACAAGATTTTGCCAGTGTTTACGATATGTGTTCCAGCCCATCTTTTGCTGCAGCTATGGGTACGGTTATTAATTCAAACTTTCAACCAATAGCGACATGTTCAAGTGGTTCATCTGTAACCGATACCTTCAACTGTGCATTGTCAATACCTACTAACTGTGCAGGATGGGCTAAATATAACAGTAGTTTAACTGATCCTACTGCTCAACAAGGTTTTAGGTTTGTTACAACACCAGGTTCAAGCCAGGTTGGTTTTCAACCTTTAGCAATGAATTTTAGAAACACAAATGATCCATTAGTAACAACAGATTTATTTGAGTATTTTAGAGTTGAAGTTGCAACAGCTAACTTTACATCTGATGCTGATATAAGTTCTTTACATAGCAATAGAGATTATGAACTCGGAATAGTTTATATGGATAAATTTGCAAGAGCATCAACCGTATTAGTATCAGAATATAATACAGTATTTGTTCCACCACAAAACAGTGAAAGACAAAACAGAGTTCAGGTTAATATAAGCAGTAGACCTCCATCATGGGCAACAAAATATAAGTTTGTATTAAAGCCAAGTAAGGGTGGATATGAAACTATATATTCTAACTTTTTCTATGTAAGACCAAGTAACAATAATATATACTTTAGATTAGAAGGTGATAATCAAAATAAAGTAACAAAAGGACAAACGCTAATTGTAAAGCGTGATGTTAATGGAGCAGTACAGTCGTTGACTACATGTGAAGTGTTAGATGTAAGTGCAGAGGCAGAAGACTTTTTAGCTACTACTAATGAATTAGGTACTGGAACATTTCAATTACCAGGTTTATACATGATTATTAAAGCTCAAAACTTTAATATTACTATACCAGATGACGCAGTAGTTGAACGAGGTAGAGAAGAATATAATAGTGATAGTGAATCATATTGTAAACCACAAGTCAACTACCCGGTATTTGTTACAGATGGTGCAGTCGATACTGTTTATGATGTTCCTGCTGGGAGTATAATATATATAAAAGCCGTGTATGGTAGACAGGATAGATGTTGTGGATGTAATGGTAAAAAATATGTATTTGAAAAACAATTTGTTTCATCTGCTGACTATCCTACTATGTATGATTGGTTTGTTGGAGATAATATTGATCCAAACACTGGAGTAGTTACTGAAGGAAGTGTTGGAGATTCTGTCTTTGTTTCTACAATTGCTACAAGTGCTGCGGGTGTAACGTGTGTTAATTGGAATCCACGTTGGCAATTTTGGCAGGCAGGTTATACGGGGACTATTGATACTACTAAACCATTATATTTATCTATTCGTTCTGGTATAAAAGGATGTAAACACCAGTGGCCAGCTAAAGACTCTGACTCTTTTGTTAGATTAGAAATAGTAGTAACTCGTGCAAATAATTTAATTGTTTTTGAATCTGAACCAGCCGATGCTAACTCAGAATTGTTTTATGATGCATCAGAGATGTATGATATAACAAATGGGTTTCATCAAACTGGAACAGCCGATGGTGATATAAACCAAACGGCTACGCAAAATGCATTCGCCACATTAAATTTTATGGATTGTTATACGTTTGGAAACGGTGTTGAAAGCTATAAAATAAAAGATGGTTTAGCTTCTAAATCAGTGGTGTTAGGTCAAAGAACTTTAGCAGCTTCAAATCAAAACTATAAGGAAGCAGATAGATTTGCAGATATGACTTATAGTGGTGTATTTAGTAGTACATCTGGTGTAAATAATCTTAATGAATTTAATTTAGGATTAGCAAACTATAAAGAGTGTGAGCAGTCTTTCGGACCTATTATGAAAATGCACTCAAGAGAAACAGATATTTTAGTTCTTCACGAAGATAGAATAACATACGTTTTAGCAAGTAAAAATTTAATAAGCGATTCAACTGGAGGTGGTGTTATATCATCAGTACCAGAAATATTAGGAACGCAAATAGCCAGAATAGAAGAGTACGGTATTAGTTTTAATCCAGAAAGTTTTGCTTCTTACGGTTATGATATGTTTTTTACAGACACTAAAAGATTAGCTGTATTAAAATTAAGAGGTACTTCAAGAAATAATGATTCGTTAGAAGTAATATCTGAAACAGGTATGAGATCGTGGTTTAGAGATACATTTATCACTCAACTAACAACACAAAAATTAGGAGGATTTGATCCTTATATGGGTGAATATGTTTTATCAACCAATACTACACCAGTACCTTTTCCAACCCCACCGATACCGTGTGGTACTACTTTAGAGTTTAATGGGCAGACTTCGGCAAGAAGTTTTGAAATAGATTTTGGACTTGTTATAGAAGCATCTGTAACGGTAACTGTTGTCGCAACAGGAACTGTCACGGTTACTGGAATTTGGAATGGAACTGCAAGTACACCTGTTACTTTAACAAATCAAACAGGAGTGTTAGAGATTAATAAAAATCTAAACACGCCTACAAATGCAGTTATAACTGTAACACCTGCAAGTGGTCAAACGGCTTCTTATTCAATTGTAGGTAACTGTCCAACAGAAACAACTATTAACGTAGTACAAGTTGTTTTAAATTCTTCAGTAGATGCAGGGCAATTTATTCATGCAGAATATGGGTGGAATAATTCAATACACATAAGCCCAGTTGCAAGTACAGGGGTAGAATTTGGAACTTCTTCGGAAGTAGCAAGTCTATTTGATTCTCAATCTGGTGTTAGATCGATTGGTGTATTTCCTTATGATAGTGTAGACTTTTTTATTGGGACGGCTAAGATAGGTTCAGACGATTTTGATGTAACTGCAAAACCATATAAATTAAGTTATTTATCAAGTAATACAGCTTATTCTAATACTGTAGCAGATATTCAAACAATAGTTTCTTCTGCTGCTCCAAACATAATTGGTAACTCGTTAATAACTAACCCTGGGCAAGATATATATAGAGGAACAATAACACCATCTACGACACCAGCGTTTAGTATTCCTATCAATAAAGCGTATTTATATTTAGTATATGATTTTAGAGTTACTACAGTACAACAATTATGTTATGATGCAAGTAGTGCGGTTGATGCTTGTTGTGATTGTACATTTACTTGTACATCATATCAGAGTGGTGCTGTTCAACAAACAAGTGCTGACGCATGTGTACAACCATTATCATACACATATTATTTCTTGAATACAAACCCAACAACAACGTATCCAGTGGTTGGAAGTATAGTGTATTCATCAACGGATTGCGATCCGACTACCTATTTAACTCAAGGTTTTTACAGATACCAAAATGGTTTTATAGAGGTAAACACGCAAGGTATAGTAACACAAGTAGGAAATTGTTAAATTTGTAATATGGCAGGAGTTTTAGGAAATTATTATTTTGATGGAGTTAGTTTTGCTAACGCAAGTATGTTATATACTGACGCTGCGTTAACAACTGCTGCACCAAACGGATATTATGGACAAAGTGGAATTGTTAGACAATTGATTGGTGGTCCTACAAACCCTACGTTATTAGCAGCTTTACCATGCGACACATGTACAGTACCGTGTGGTAGTGGTGTTAGTGGCTCTGGGGGAACTGGACAGTATACCGTTACAATGAACTTAGGAAATTCTATTGGAGCTGCTTTAGTAACATTTAACCCAGCGTCTGTTCCAGATAAATGTACTTGGACATACGATGGCGTTAGTGCTTCTGAATACTCTTCACCAAACTATGGATATTTACAAGGGGTTATTGGAACAATATCTACTGGAGGTGGTTGTAATCTACAACTAACTAATGCTAATGGAAGTAATGGTTTAACAACCAGTGGAGCATCATTTGTATATGATTCAGGAACTAATCAATTTGTAAATCAAGGAACTCCAGTTACGTTAGGACCTTATGCAAATCAAGCTGCGGGTGGCGTGAGTTTAACTGCAGGTCAACCTGGGGGTACTATCATGGTAGTTCCAAAACCAAACACAACACCAGAAAATGTAACATTTGTTATAGAAGGACCTTGTAATAGTACAGGGTGGACTATATCAGTAGTTTGTCCTACATCGTTGATTGCTTTTGCCGCATCAAATGTTTCATTAACATCTACAGGTGCGTGTAATTTACCTACAACTGGTAGCCCAATTTTCAATGCTCCAGTAAATGGTTCTGCTGGAAACCCAGGTTTATATGATTGGGTGTTTCAAGATTCAAATGGAGTAACTCCAGTTGGGGCAGGATTTTATAGTATCAGTGCAACACAATTTATCGAAGTAGATACAAATGGAGTAATAGTACAAATAGGAACATGTCCTTAAATAATTAATTATGTCAACAGCGTATACATTAACATATTCAGTAGGAGAGCCATTTAATGGTTGGCCATCATTTTATTCGTATATACCAGAATATATTCAAGGTATGAATAGTTATTTATATACTTTTAGTGGTGGAAATGTATTTAGACATAACACTAATAATTTACGTAACACATATTATGGGCAATACACGGCATCTACTATAACCAGTGCTTTAAATCCAACACCTACTGAAGATATAAAATTATTCAAAACTTTATCATATGAGTCTAATACAACAGTAGCCGATACATCTCAAGCACGTTGGGCTGCATTAGAATTATTTACAGACTTAACTGATGGTTCTCCTTCTTCTATGTTAGAAACTTATTTTATAGAAAAAGAGGGTGAGTGGTTTTCGTTTTTACGTACTAATGACGGTACAGTTAACTGGGCACAAAGATCAGCTAATGGTATTGGTGTAGGAACAGTGGCTGGTGGGCAACCTGCCGCAGCTACTCAAATAACATTTGATGTGCCAGTTGGCTCAATAATAAGCCAAGGTGATTCAGTTTATGCCGCAACTGTTGCAGGTGGTGTTACTACGACTGCCCCTATATTAGCTGGGGTTGTAACATTAGTAGTTAATACTCCTGGAGCTTATAGTATTACAATAGATACCACTGGAGTTGGAACTACTGTTCCTACTACTGGGCAGTTTATAATGTATATTAAAGACGCTGTTGCAGAATCTCATGGTGCACGTGGGTACTATCTACAATTCAAACTTTCAAACGATTCTACTGATCCAGTTGAGATATATTCCGTGGGTAGTAGTGTGATGAAAAGTTATCCATAAAAATTTATTATCTTTGTTGGTAAATGAAATTAAATTTATTACCACTTAAAGAACAAGATTACGAAGAGATTTTGTGTGGTTGGTGGAAAACGTGGCGTTGGACACCCCCTCCCAAAAACTTTTTACCAGAAAATGGTACAGGAGGCTATATGGTTTATGAAGAAGAAACACCAATAGTAGCTGGATTTTTGTATAATACTAACTCTGGAGTAGCGTGGGCAGATTGGATAATATCTAATTTTGATTATAAAGATAAGTATAAAAGAAAAGTGGCGATAGGTTTATTATTATTAGCATTAGAAGAAAAGGCTATAAATCTGGACAAAAAATTTATGTATGCTTTGGTAAAAAATAAATCTTTAATTAATGTATACAAAGAACAAGGATATGAAGAGGCTTCTTCATATACAACTGAATTAATAAAAAAATTATAATATGGCAGCAGCAACAGCAATAATAGGAGCAGGTGTTGGAGTGGCTCAAGCGGGTATGTCTTTTAGCCAAGCAGCAAAACAAAAAAAAGCCGCAGACAAGGCAAGACAAGAATCTAAAAGATTAATGGATCAAGCTCGAAAAGATGCTCAACAAAATTTCTTCGAAGGTTTAAATGTTCCTTTAGAAGCATTTGGACAACAGTACGAGCAAAACATGGCAAACCAACAACAATCAATTCAAGCATTACAAGAAGGTGACGCAAGAAGTTTAGCGGCAGGTATAGGTAAAGTTGGAATGGAAGCATCAGAAAATGCTAACAAGATAAGACTTGGTATGCAACAAGACTTGTATGAAAATGCTCAAATGAAAGTCCAAGCTAAAGAAAATGTAAAACAACAACTTATTGGTATGGATGTAGGTGCAGCAAAAGACGAAGCGATGAGAGAAAAAGATATGTTGACCGCACAAGCTGAATCAATGAAGGCTGGTTTTGAAGGAGTTGGAGCATTTGCATCTGAAGCTGGTAAAGCATCTGCTTTATATAAAGCTAAGAAAGGTGAGTTATCCGCTGATGAAATGGAAATGTTCAAGAGCATATACGGAACAGGAAGCTAAAATAAAAATACATGGCAGAAAAACCTACATTAAATACAGTCAATCCAGATTTGTATTCTATTTACCAACCACGTGATAGTGCATCCCGTATTCAATGGGGGCAAATTGGTAAAGATTTACAAAAAACTTTTGATGGAATTGAAGAAGAAAAAGCTAATAAAAAGAAAAAATTAGACGAAGAGTCTAATGCTTTATTTACGAAGGTAGCTGAAATAGAACTAAACGCTGATAAAACATTTAGCGATAGTGTTTTAGAAATGGCTTCTAACTTAAAAAAGAACTTGTTAATGCAACAGAAACTTATGAAGGATGGTAGAATACCACCAGAAAAGTTTCGTCAATTAATGCAGAAAGCCAAAGATCAGATGTCTCAGTTTGGTATAATGGCCAAGAGTGCACAAGAGTACACTGATAATGCAGTTAAAAGACAACAAGACAATAGTGCAAGTGCATCTGAAACATATCTTCAAGAGTCAAATCAAGGCTTTAATAATTTAAATGGTACAGTAAACTGGATGGACCCAGGTACTAATACTGCATACATAGTAAGGTTAGATGAAAATGGAAATATGCCATCTTATAAAGATAGCCCAGAATCTTACCTTCCTGCCAGTTACGCAAACAATAGGTCTAAATACCAATACGATAGAAGTAACGCAGATATAGTTGAACAGACTGCTACATACAAAGATCAAATGATGCAGTTGATAACATCATTCCCGGCTACTACTGAAGTAAACGGAATGGAAGGTGTTTATAATGTTTCTGTTGAAGATGTAAGAAGAAACAAAGATAGATTTGATGAAATGAAAAATCAATTGTTTGAGTCTAAATTTAATTATGATGATGAGGTTTTATCTAATGCCGCGGCACAAATGGATGGGCAATTTGCTTTTGCTCAATCTGAGGAAGAGTTTAAGAAAAATAATCCTGGTAAAGATTTAAAGTATTGGATTCAAGTTGATGCTAATTCTTATCCACCAAAGTTTATTCCTAACGATAGAGAGTTTATGGAAAAGACTGTACGTGGTTTTAGTGATACTGCATTCGATAACCAAATGGATAAGATAACTAAGATATCTGGAGGTGTAAGTTTCCCTCAAGCAAATTCAGCAACCATAGCACAAAATGAATCTGTTAATGAAGGTATCGGTTATCTACAAAGAGTTAATGATATTATTGCAGGTGATATGAGTGATTACCTAAGTGCAAGTGCGGCTGGTATACAACAACTTAACGCTGGTAAAAATAACCCAGATGAAATGATTGATTCTATTAAAAGAATTGGTGATCAAATAATTATTGAATACCAAAGTGGTAGAAGAGAACAAGTTAATAGAAAAGATACTAATGGTAAGATTAGAAGTACAAAAGATTTATCAAGAGAAGTATTCCAATTAGTTACCCCTGGTACAGACTCTCAAGGTAAGCCAATGAGTTTTGATGATATAACTGCTGAGTTTGAAAAAACTAAACAGTATACTATCAATACACGAAACATGTCAGATGCTGAAATAAAAACTAACATTAAGAATGAAAGTGCTAAAGCAAATCTGATTGCTGAAATGAAAAAGAAATTAGAAGCTGAAGTTCTTGCTGGTACTAAAACACAAGATCAAGTTGATAAAGAGTTAGCTGACTACCAACCAACGCCAGCAGAAATTAGAAGTGCTGGTGCTAACATTCAAGTAACAGATCAACAAGTTACAGATGCAAAAGCAAATGGTATTCCAACTACTTACTCAAGTGAAGATGCAATAGCATATTCATCCAGAACACCTTACACTATTAAAGGTGCTGGTGATCCTATCATTAGAGCACAAGGAGATAAAATGCCAACCGTAACAGGAGTAGCTTCTTTACAAGCAGATACTGGTAGAACTGCGGACAATTTAGAATTCTATTTCTTTAGTGGAACTGGAACAAGGAAGAAAGAAATGGATGGTGCAGTAAATAAAGTCTTTAAGGCTTATATGCCTTCATCTATTAGAAAGAATGCTAAAATAGAAGTTGATGGCAAAACAGGAAATCTTGTGGTTACATACAAAGGTAAAAAATTATCTTTACCAGGAGTTACAGATATAAAATTAAACTCTGATTTGACATATGTGAAACTGGATCAGATGTTAGCCGAAGCAGCTCAAGATATTATAAATAAAAGAAATACAGAATTAGCTAACCGTAAAGGTGGTAAACCATCAGCATACTAAATATGAATGAAGAAGTACTACAACAATTATATGATTCTGCTACCACCATATTCGATTTACCTCCATTCGAACAATTTGTAGTAGACATGCAGGACGAAGCGAAACTTGATCGCTTCCGAGAAAGTATGTCTGAACATTTCGATATTCCAGATATTGCTACATTCAAAGAGCAAGTTGGATTTACTTCAACACCAACAGGTGGAATGCAAGAAGAAGTTGTACAAACTGAAACTCAAAGAGTAGGAACAGAGGGTAATTTATTTGGTTCTGCCCTTGGAGGTTTAGCTGTTACAGATGATGAAGAAATAACTTCAGACATAACACCACAAGAAGGTGTTGCAACCATAACGGAGGATGTCCAATACGATGAAAAAGAATCTGGTGTTACACCATCTCAAATAACTTACGATGAAGATG